GAGAACATAGCTGGTGTTGTCCCAAGGGTGATCGTGATGCACGTCCTTGTCGCTACGGACTATCTGGTGGATGTAGCAGCCGCCCGCCGGGTTCCGGGGCACCACGAACCAGCGGTGCATGTACGGCTGCTTGTCACCATCCTCGATAGTGAAGTCCGGAGGCCGCGAGTCGATGATCGACTGCGCCCACGCCCGCATTTCCTCAACCGTGCCGAGCTTATCGTTGACCGCCATTATGCCTTCCTCGCCAGTTGCCGCCGGACCTGACGGCTCGGCTGGCTGCGCCAGTACGTCTCGACCTCGCCGACGCGCATCTCGGCTTGCCGCACCTGTTCGCGCGTCAGCGGCTTGCCCGCGAGATCGGGGTGGACGAGCCGAACCCACTTCATCGAACGGTTGTACTCGACAACTCGTCCAGTGACATCCTCGCCCTTGAAACGGACCCCGATGTAGGACCCGAGCGGCGTATAGTAACGGCTGTCATGCTCGATAGACAGCCGGTTCGGGATTTCGAGTGCTTCTTCCATCACAACCCCCTCGTGTTGCGCTTGCCGAACTCGATCTCGACGTACTCGGCGAGGTACTGGCCGTAGCTCACCAAAAGCTCCTGTCCCTCGAACTGGACGACGGCATCGCGATCCTGATCCTTGATGACCGCTTGCAGGCTCTCCAGCCGCTTACGGGTGAACGGCCCTGCGTTCGTCTGTACCGGCTTCTCAGCCATTGCTTGCTCCCTTCACCTTGTAAAGCAGTTCGACGACTCGCATCGCCATGAGAAATTCGGGGCGCTCGTCCCAGAGACCCTGCATGACCGCGTTCGAGTCACCGAACTCGCCGTCGTCCTTGAGCCACTGAGACAGCCCCGCACGGACCATCGCCTTGATCTCGTCGTCGGTGATCCCTTTGTACAGGGAGCGCGACTTACGGTGATCCTCGGCCACGCGTTGCATCACGCGAGCCGCGTCGATCAGGTGGTCCAGATCGAGGTCGATCATGGACAGGCTGCCGTCCTTCTTCTTGACGTACAGTACGTCAGCCGAGAGATTCGGCAAGGTCCGGAGGATCGACACCGCGTTACCCAGAGCAACAGCCAGCGGCTCCAGCTTCTCCGGAGGCACCGGGGCAAACACGAAGCCCTGCCGGATGTCGGCATCACCGACGACCTTGTTGCGTTCGAGGAACCGCGCCAGATCGCGCCGGACCGCCTCGTCTCGGAGATGCCTGATCTCGACCTCGACCTTGGCCCGCTTCCGCAGCCAGACATGAAGCCGACGGAAGGCGACCCAGCCGATCAGCGACGAGACCACCATCACGAGGATGTAGACGATACCCTGCGAAACGATTTCCATTATTCCTTCTCCAGCATGTCGGCGAGTTGACCCAGAGCGACGAGCGCCTTTTCGCGTTCAGCCGGTTCTGGCTTACGCAACTGTTTGATGCAAGCCCGAATCATCTGGGCCTGCGTGAGGCGCTGCGTCTTTTGCAGCGCCAGAAGATCGCGGGCGCTCCCTGCCAGCTTTTCAAGATTTTCGCGGTCAGTCTGATTACCATTGTCCACGGGTGTACTCCTCCTCGGGGCAGATCAGGCGCAGAAACGCCTCAACAGATTGCTCGAACTTCGCTCTCTCCGCTTTCTCTGCGAACTGGGCAAGAGCGGCGGGCGGTGGCCCCATATCAGGCCGCCTTCGGTCGGTTGATGTAGGTGATCGGTTCGCCGTTCTTGTCGTAGGTGTGTTCGACCACGGTGGCCTTAACGCGAACCTTGGCTCCTTTGAGATAGCGCCGCTGGTCCCAAGTCTCGCCTTCCAGCGTTTCCTTCTTGAGGCCGATCACGCCGGGGGCCGACTTGCAGGCGATCTTGCAGCCGTTCTCGTCGGTGAACAAGCTCCAGTGCGAATAGATATGCGGATACTCGCTCACCAGCCGGGTCTGGGTATGGACCAGAGTGAGATCGAACACACGGCGCTCCTTGATCTCGCCAACGTGACGAGCGGCTGCCAGCCGAACGCGTTCTTTCTCGTTGCGCTCGATGACCTCATTGACCTTGCTGATCTGGGCATCGGTCGGCTCCTTGGCCTGCTCGACGATCCTGTCACGCACCGATTGCAGGAACTCACTCTCGCCGTGCGCCAGTTCCGCGTCGATCCGGGCGATGAAGCCCTGATTGGTGGAAATGATTTCCGCTCGCTCGCGATCCCGGCGCTCCTGCTCGATCCGCTCGGCTTCGGCACGAGCAGCGGCCTTCTTGGCGGCCCGCTTCTCGGCTGCCGCGTCCAGCTTCGCGTTCTGCTCGGGAGTGTAGAGACGGACACGCTCTTGCACGGGATCGCGCCCAGTACCGCCACAGCGGTAGCACGTCCAGCCAGTGTGTCGCCAAGCCTCAGCACCACCCAAGCCGCCGCAGCGCCAACAGGTGCGATCCTGCACGGAGATCGGATTGCCCTTCTCGTCGCGGCTGGTGACACGGAGAGCTTCGCCTTTGCGGGTATACAGGATCATGAACTCGACTCACTCGTTCGGCTTCGACTTTCCGGCCCTAGCGAATTTCTGAATCAGAATCAAGCCCCGTTATGTCTGAATCACTTATAGGTTTCAAAATGCAACCGGGGGCAAGATCAGGGGCAAGATCAGGGGCAAGATCAATCGTGCCCCTGATTCAGCGGCCACTGGGAGGGGGAAAATGAATCAGATTGTCCGACCCGCGAGGGGCAAGATCAATCTTGCCCCTGATCTTGCCCCTGATCTTGCCCCTAGCAAAATCCTGATTTCCTGTACTTTTTTCGATATAACCCCCTAAAGGGGCAAGAAAACCATAAAATCTGAAGTCCACATGTAGAGAAAAATTTCAAATCGTTAAGTCCGATATACCTAACAAACGTGAAAATTTTTTCTGGCAGGGTGAAGTAGGGGTTTTCGTTCGATCTTGCCCCCGGTTGCAAAATGCAACTGAAATAGGTTTCTGATTCATGAACCTATCTCGGAACCCGGAATCGCCTATAGGGTCCCTCTGCCTGCACGATCTCAGCGCATATCCGGGGCAAGTCTGGAAATGATTTCGCGATCCGGGATATCGGTCGAGCAGGATCACGGAAATCATTTCCAATAGCGAGGTCATACGCGAAATCCGGAATGTCAGAAGAAAAGCGGCTCAGCGCCCCCACCGCCCGGCGGCCCGCTCGCCCGTAGTACCTAAAACCCCCTTGGCAAATGAATCAGGGCCTAGCGGCCATTCTGAGGCCCTTTGCGTAATGATTCAGGGCGGCCCGCCATGCCCCTAGCTGAATCATTTTCGTGCAATCCTGAGGCCCTACAGGCGGCCCTACGGCTCGCCCTGTTTGCGGGCAAAAGAAAAGGGCCGCCGGGTTTCCCCAGCGGCCCCATTGCGCCCGATTGTCCGGGCCTCAGGCGGGCAAGCTATCGCATAGCGTGGCGATCTCAGCGGCGGCCCTCTCAGCGGCGGCCCTATCGCCTCGGGCAAGGGCCGCCTTGCGTTCCCTGTCCGCCACTAGGGCGAGGTCCGCTATTTGTTGCGAGGTCACAGGCGGCCCCCTTCCCTTGCGGCCATCCGGGCGAGGCGCGCGCCTGCGATCTCAGCACGGGCGAGGCGTTCCCGTTCCTGTTGCGCGGCGATATGGGCAAAGGCGTACCCGTCAAAATAGGCCGCCTCGGCATAGGTGGCCGCCCTCGCCGGGTGGCCGTTCGTTTGCATGAATTGCGCCATGGGTCCGCCTTCCCTTAGCAGCACGGGCGGACAGGGCCGCCCGCATAGGGGGAAACGATTGCAGGCGCGATCTCGCGCCCGTGGCGATTGTACAGCGGCCCGGTATACGGGACCACGCGGGCGAGGTCCGGGCGGGCGGGCGAGCGGGTAAGAGAAAAGCGCATAAACAGACTCCTTGCATGGCGGGCCACCGTGGCCCGTAGGGCCATGATACGGGCCACCCGTTGCCAAAAGGTAAAGGCCGCCGGGTTTCCCCAGCGGCCTTTGCCGTTAGACTGTCCGGGCGATCTCTCGCCCGTCCGGGCCATGCCGCGCCCATAGTGCCCGCAACAGGGCCGCCCGGCGAGCCTTAGCACGGGCGGCCCGGCGGATATCCGGGCGAGCTTTCACAGGCCCGGACCTCGGGCGAGATACTGCACCCGCGCGCCATGGATTCGGCGGGTCCCGTGGTCAAGGTCACAGACTCGCAACTTGCCGCGCGGGATTTCCTCGCCCGCCCTCAGGGCCTCAAGCAAGGAGTCCAGCGTGTACACGGTCCGCCCGTGGCCGTTCGCAAGGCCCGTGAATTGCCATTGCCCGGACGGAACCCGAGGGCCGCCGGGATTGTCCGGGCGCGAGATACCGCCGCAGGCGTGTACAGCGTACCATTCTGCCCGAGGGTCCCGCGATTCCGTGTACGTGAAAACCACGGGCGAGCCGTCCGCCCATAGGTCCCGCACAAACAGGCGGACGATAGGCGAGTCCTCGCCCCAGTCATCCGAGTCCCCCAGCCCTTGCCAGTCGATAGCCGCAAGGGCGGCCTGCACCATATCGCGCCCGCCCTCGGCGGCCCATTTGTCGATTGCATCGCGGGCGGCCTGATATCCGAAACCCTCGGGCCTGTCACAGGTTTGCAGGTCCGCCTTGAGTTGACGCAACGAGTCGGCCACCCGTTCCGGACCTGAGGGGTACGCAATCAGAATAAATTCATCCCGATTCCTGAGGCGTTCCATTCCGGGCGTTGCCGTGCAAAGTTCTGTTACCTGATAGCGCATAGCTTGGACTCCTTGTGTGATCTCAGGCGGCCCAAATAGGCCGCGTTCCGTTGAACAGGTACGCCTTGCAATCCTCAGCAAGGGCGAGGGCCGCCGGGCCATCATCCGATTCCGGACAATCCGTGTCGATTAGATCGCCGCGCGAATCGAACTCAAACCAATATGCGCGGCTCGCCCTGAGGGTTGAACAGGGCCACGCCCGGTTAAAGCTCGCCACGCCCTCGGGTGAAACCCGGACCTTACGTCCGGAAATGATTTCCACGGCCATCAGGCGGCCCCCCTTTTCCGGCGGACGGCTCGCCCGGTTTCATCGCGGGCAATTTCCGGCATGGATTCGCCGGACCTATGCCAATCGGCAAAGGTGAGTTGAGTCGTTACGCCTGCGGAACGGGCGAACGGTTCCCGCTCCACGGAACGGGCGGCCCGGTTCAACGCCCGCGCCATGGCCCGCGCCTCGCCGGGTGTCATGTAGACTGTTGCGCCCGTGCCGATATAGGCCGCCACGGAATCCCGGAACCTGTGAATCTGTCCGCTGTTCATTGCCCGGACTCCTTGCTGAGGGTTTTTCGCGCCTGTCTCACGCAATAGGCGTGAAAATACCGCAGGCGCGAGCCGTTTGCGTTTTTCGGTTTCCGATAGCCTCGCGCGTCCGCCTGCACCCGCAGGGCCTCAACCTTTGCCGTGCTGAGGGCGTGGAAATCCGAGTCGATGCTGCAACCCGCCACCGTAAGGATTGCGCGGGCCGCCCATGGGTCAAGGCGGGCCATATCAGCGGCCCCCCTTGTTTAGCAGGGCCTCGGGCGCGTCGATTCCATAGTGCCCAGCCGCAACGCCCGCCGGGTCCCGTTGCGCCTGTCTGGCAATCCACGATTCAGCCTCAGGAACGCCCGGAAACCGGGCGAGGATTGCAGGGCGGGCCGCGTCCGGGTGCAGATAGCTTACGGCCACCCGCCCGCGCCCTTGCGCTTTCAACCGGCGGACTCGGCATATCTGAGAGTCCCCCAGATTGCGCCCGCTCCACTCGCCACCGTCCGGACCCGTAAAGCGCACAAAATGGACACGCCCGCCCCAGTTATGGCGGCCCGTCCAATAGGCGGACACGGGAAACGATAGGCCGCCGGGCCAATCCGTGATTCGCAGCGGCTCGCCCGAGGCGGGCAACCCGCCGCAGGGAAGGCCCGTAAGGTACAGCCAAGCCTCGCCGCGCGCCATCATGGCCGCCCGCTCCCTGAGGCTCGCGCAATCGTAACAGGCGAACGCCTCGCCCTCGCCCTCGCCTGTCCGGGCGTACCCGGTACCGCCCCCCAGCTTGAACGGTTTCACCTGTCCGCAATCGCTGCAACGGAACCCGGCGGGCATATACTCGGGCAAGAAACGGAACGCCCTGTGAGTCTTGCACGGGTCAAGCGCGCAAGCCGCGTCAAGGGCTGAGGGGGTTTCAAATACTCGCATTTTTTGACTCCTTGGAAACGGTTTCCGGGCGGGCCTCGCGCATTGCGGCGGCCCAGCCGTCTAACAGGCCCTTGCCGTACCCGCTCGCCCATATCAGGGCGAGGGCGGGCAACATAAGGGCGAGGAAATATCGCCGCAGGTACCGCCGCGCGGCGGCCCAGTTTGCGGCGATCTCAGCCGGTTCTAGCGGCCTCAGCATCCGGCGGACTCGGCGGACGTGTCACAGGGAAGGGCGGCCACGCCCAGCGATTGCGCGAGGGCGTGAATCTCGCCCCAGCTAAACGAGTGGCAACCCGCCCGGAAATCGCCCGAGGGTTCAACCCGGTTGACGTGGAATTGCCCGACTCGGATTGTCCGCAGGCCCGAGGGTTCCCAGCCCTCGCCGCGTTCCCGAACGCAAACGAGAAACTGATAAACCCGGATAGCCTCGCGCAACGGAACGCGCGCGCCTTGCGAGGTCTCAAGGGTCCCGCCCGTGATCTCGCCCGCCCGGTTCCGTTTCACGCCCGTTGCGCGGATATAGGCCGCGCCATCCGGCGAGCGGGGCAACCTGTGAGTCGGGATATTGAGACCCTCGCGCCATCCGGCGAGCCGTTCGGACGCGTCCGCCCATTGCAGGGCCGCCGCGCGTTCCCTGTCCGCCTTGCGCTTTGCCTTTGCAGCCTCGCGCCTCTCACGTTCCGCAGGCGTAAGGCGGGCGAGGGCGCGGGCCGCGCGGGCCCCGCGTTCCGCCATGATAGCGGCGGCCTCAGCGTCAACCGCTGCGAACGAGTCCGGGAAATCCGCCGGGATATGCAAGGGGCCAAAAAACTCGGCATAATCCTGCACCATTGCCCAGCGTTCCCGCAGTACTGCGGCCACCTGTTCCGCCTCAGTATAGCGGCCCGCGTCCGAGTCCTCGCCGGGTTGCCATTCGTGGCCCGGTCTCCACTGGCACCAAATAGCGCCACGTTTCCGGCGGAAATTGTCCGCCCGGTCACGGTACACCTGAATCAGGTGCAACAGGTTGCCCGCGTGATCTATCGCCGAGGGCGCGGGAACCTCGCCCCTATCGTCAAGGCCGCCGCGCCTTTGCCAGTAATCCGCCCCAGCGGAATAACCGCCGATATGCGGAACCTCAAACCGGCGGCCCATTCGGAACGGCTCGCCGGGTTCGTTCCCGCCGATAAGGTGAGAAACCGCGCCCGCCGCGTCCGCAATATGGCCGCCCGTTGCAGGCCCCCATTCGTTCGGAACGGTTAGCAAGCAAAGGGCCTCGCGCCCGTGAATGGGTTCAAGGCGGGCCACGGGAGTCTGATAGCTGTAAAAGACACGCCCGATAAAGCGAACGCGCGGGCAATCAGCGGACGCGGCCCCGCTGCTAAAATACCCGCCGGAACCCGAGGGCGTAGGGGAACGCCCGAACGGCTGGGCCTGTGTGGCCCATGCATGGGCAACCTGTGAATGGGTGCTGAAAACGGTTTTCATAAGTTCGACTCCTTGTGTGATCTCAGGCGGCCCGGCGGGCGGCCTCGCGATAGTTTGCGGCCTGTACGTCGTAACGGGCGGACCGTTCGCCCCAGTGGTCCGCCTCAGCGTCAAACCCGGCGGCCTGACAGGTGGCGGCCTGATAGGCGGCCCGCGCGGCGAGGTCCGCAAAATGGGCGGCCTTAGCCGTGTAATTGATTGCGCGCATAGCTTGGACTCCTTGTGCGATCTCAGGAACGGGCGAGGGCCGCGCGGCCCTCAGCGGTTGAGTCGTAGATATCGACACGGAACCGGGCGGCCATGGTGCGGGCGAGGCTTTCCGCCTCGGGATATCCGGGCGCATATTGAATCAGCTCCACGGGCGAGCCGTCCGCAGCCTCAGCGGCCACGCGGTAACAGGGCGAGCCGTCCGCCTCAGCGTCCGCCACCGTGACACGCTCCACGGGCCGCGCGGGCGGTTCAAGGGCCGCCAGAATGGAGTCCAGCAAGGCCCGCCCGTTTTCATCCGGACCAAACCCGCCCCGCGCCTCGCGCGCAATCCGGGCCGCCTCGGCAATCCGTTGCGCGGGCGAGGGTCCCGCCCCTACGGTCCCGAGGGCCGCAAAGGCCGCCGCGATAGCCGAGTCCATTTCATCCCGCGCGATCTCGCCCGGTTCCCCTACGCAGTGCGCGGTTTCATTTGCCACCATTGCGAGCGATAGCAGGGCCTCGCGCATATCGTTTTGCGCGGGTTCCGCCTCAGCCTTTGCCCGCGCGAGGGCGTTGCGTTCATCCGCAAGGGCGGCCATCCGCTGCAATTCCTCGCGCGCCATCTGGCGGCCCTCGCCCGTGCCGTTTTCAAGGGCAACGGCAATGATTCCCGCCGCTGCGGCCCAATTCGTTTCAATCGACACGGTGGCCGCAGCCTCAGGCCCGGCGGGCACGGGTTCCGGTTTCATGCCACGGGCGCGGGCCTCCACGGTTTCCGGCGAGCCGTCCGCCTCCACGAACGCGGCGAGGTCCCGCGCAAATTGCCGTTTGATCGCGGCCCGCCAAGTCTGGCGCTGATTCTCGGGCAAGGCGCGGCCATAGCGGCCCGCAAGGGTCCGCAATTCCACGTCAACCCGGACCCGCTCGCCCGAGGGGGCGGCCCTGTCAAAGGTCCGGACGGTCTCGCCCCAGTACTCGCGCCCGTCGTGAGTAAACCGGAACGCCTGCGAATGGGTCCGCCCCCTCTCGCGCCAGAATTGCGAGGCGCGGGCGAGCGGTTCAAAGTACACGGTCAGAGTCACGCCTGAGACCGTCAAAAGGTCCCGCGCGGTTTCGTTGCGAACGATTTTCATAGGTCAAAACTCCACGAATCAAGCGGCGGCCCTATGCCGCAGCCTCTCACCTGTACCGCAGGGACCTTAACAGAGTCTAGCGGTATCACAGACAAGCCCCAGCCCCTCGCCTTGATCGCCCGGCGGCCCCAGCCCCTCGCCTTGATCGCCCGGCGGCCCCAGCCCCTCGCCTTGATCGCCCGGCGGCCCCAGCCCCTCGCCTTGATCGCCCGGCGGCCCCAGCCGTGGAGTCGAATCCCGCGCGCGCGCGTAACGCGCGCCGCGCGCGCACGTATAGGCGCGTACACGCGCGCACGTATAGGCGCGCTCGCGGGCAGATCAGGCACCCCCTCTGTAGCGGTGTGAGACCCCCCTCTGTAGCGGTGTGAGACCCCCCTCTGTAGTGGTGTGACAGATTCGCCGGAATCCCAGCCGCTCGGCCACGACGCTCGCCCGCGCAACCTCGATCACGATCTGCGAACGACTGTGAATGGAAATGATTTCCAGCGAACCCCCCTGTAGTGGAGTCGGGGCACCCCCTCTGTAGCGGAGTCAGGGGACCGCTTGACAGTCTAGGAGGTTTCGTGCATCTGTGCTGCCCCGAATCAACGGTCGAGGAGTACATGGAAGAAGTTTACGAGATCAGCCGGAAGGAGAACCGGCAGTCGATGATCGAGGATATGGACATCGGTGATACGGTGTCGATCTCCCGGCGCATCGACATGCGCTATGGCTTCGCTGACGGGGCCATCGGCGCACACAACAGGCAGCTTCGCGGTATCGCCGATCAGCAGACCCACCGGGCGCGCAGGCGGTTCAAGGAGCGCAAGTTCACGGTCGAGAACGGGTCCTTCATGACGCAGGCCGGGGCGCTGGTCCTGACCGTCGCCATCACGAGGATCATGTAACCAAGGAGTCGAATACAATGGTCGAGCCGTTCAACGGATTCAAGACGAAGCACGGTGGTCTGTACCTGAGTGAGGAGGCGGCCACTCGGCAGGAGGTCCTTGACGACCTCTGTGAGATCATGCCCGAGTTCACGATGATCCGGGGCAAGCTGGACAGCAACCTCCGCGCTCTGGCAATCGCCATGGGTCCCATGCTGGAGCTTGTAAGGGTCCCATCCGAGGGTCCCATCCCCTGCTGCGTGAACACCCCCCGTGGCCGGGATCACCACACCGACTGCCCGGAGTCTCCGGACCACCAGCCGATCACGTCGCACGAGGAGGCGCGCGAGCGCGGCTTCCCGACCGGCCCTGAGATGGCGCGACAAGGCGGCCCTTTCCGCCTTAGTGGTGGCATCCGTGCCTAGGGTCAGCCGCATCACCATCGGCTTTGCGCGTACTTACCAGCACCCGCATATCGCCTACGAGAACTTCCGGATCGAGGGTCAAGTGACCGTCGATCTGGAGGACGGCGAAACACCAGCAGAGGCAGCCGAGAAATCATTTCCGATTCTGCGCGAGCAGATGATCGCCACCTACAAGCAGTTCAAGCCCAAGGATGGGCGAGGAGGTCGAGACTAATGGCTAAGAACAAGGAACCCGAGATCAAGCAGCGCCGTATGGCGCAGATCGGCAAGGTCCTCGCGATTCAGGTCGAGCCGGGGACGAAGATTTTCCACCCCCACACCGAACAGCTTCTCGGGATCGTGTACGACCGACACCCGGTCATCAACCACGACGACAACGCGGTCTACCTGTCCACCGATGACTGGCTGGCAGCGCAGGCCGCGCTCCCGGCAGCACCGAAGCCGGTGAAGCACTGATGGACCGCGCACAGATCGAGGCTCGCGTTCGCGAGATCATGGGCCACTATCGAGTGAACCAGAAGTTCGTCCGGGGTCCCGGCAGGCGGAACTACGTCTATGCCGTGTACGCCGGGCCGAACCTTGGGCGCTCGCAGCCCAACCCGGATGTCAGGCAGGTGAGCGAGGACCTGACCTCCACGGAAGCCAAGGCCCTCGCTCGCGATCTCACCGTGGCCGATCTGGTCACGTTCATCGAGAGCATCAAGGAGTCGAATCATGTCCACCAAAAGTAACCCCGGCGCTTTCCGCTGCTACGAGGCAGCGATGCCCGACGAGCATATCTTCACCATCCTTGCCCGCGACCCCGCTGGCCCGGCCACGTTGCGCTTCTGGGCCGACGAGCGCGAGCGTCTGGGCAAGACCGAGGACCCGGACGACATCGACCGGATCGACGATGCCCGCCGCGATGCCGAACTCATGGCGGACTGGCGCGCAGCCAACCTCGATCCCGTGGGTACCGGCCCGACGTGGCGCGGTGTCACCGTCAACGACGAACTGGGCGGACCGATTCGCGTCGAGCCGGACAACACGGTCTACATCTACGCAGAGCGCGACGGCAGCGAGGCCGTGCGCCTGAGCATCGAATGGCTCCAGCGGCAGACCGAAGCTCTGGTCGCCGGGCAGATCAGCCGCGAGTTCTTCGCCGATCTCATGCGCCACGCCTGCATGTCGCCCGACCGTCGGCGCGAACGGGTCGTCCCGGTCGAGGAGGCAGCCTTCGATGCGGCCAAGCGCGATGCCCGGTCGATCACGCTGATCGAGGCTATCCAAACCGCTATCCAGAAGCTCGACGACCTTGGCCCGCTGCCCGGCTATGCGCTGAGCGTCAACGCGATCCGGGCTGCGTTGCTGGCAGGGCTTGAGGGTGCCCCCGTAGCGGAGACGACCGGCGAACGGGTTCTGGTCGATACGCAGCCGACCGATCTGGCCCATGCCCCGGAGGTCCCTCCGCACCGCTTCTCGGTGTTCCACAAGGGCGAGAGCTATGCCTTTGCGCGCGGGCTGGAGATCAACCCGATCCACCTGCCCGTGGCGCTTGATGCCATGGAAAAGGATGGCTGGAATCTGGTGGCGATCTTCGGGCAGACCGATAGCCAGCATATCGGGTTCATCTTCCGTCGGGCCTACCGGGGCGGCATGGTTCGGGATGTGACCGGGCCGATCCCGGCGATCCTCCCGACGGGAGAGGCGGTCGTGGCTCTGGCGGACCCCCGTGGCCGGAGCATGGAACCTTGACAGGAGAACCCTAATGTGGTGGATCGCTGCCGGGCTTGCTTATGCCCTACTGTGCCTCTGTTTCTGGTGCATCGTCCGAGCGGGGGCTTTGGCGGACCGGCGCGACCAGATAAACCGCGACGGGGATGACGAGGGGGCTTGACCCCGCCAGCGGTCTAGGCTAACAGGATGCCCGGCGATGTCGAGTCGCCGGGCATTTTGCCATCAAGGAGTCGAAGCCTTATGTCCGACGGTACTGAACCGTTTCACGACAACGTCACCCGGAGCGAAACCGAGATCAACCTTGGCTGGGCCGAAGCGAACCCTGAGTTGTTCGTGCGTTCGGTCAAGACTTTCCAGCATCGCGCGCCCATCACGCACTGGCAGCACTACATCGACCTCAGCCGTGAACATTTCATGAAGCTGATCGCCGTGCGCCGTGAGCAGCCGTTCGATTCTGTCACGGACTACGTGATGCACGATACCGCCTACCTGCGGGAGACCGGCTATGCCGTGTGAGTTCCGCGAGGCCGATCCCGCCACGATTGACCGCTGGCACGATGGCTGGTTCGACGGCCACCGGGGGCAGCAGCCGAAGTCTGAGGACGACGACTACCTGAAAGGTTTCGTCGAAGGACAGGAAGCCAGCAAGACCCCCGCCACGCCCATCATTCGCCCGGAAGGGTATTATCACATGCCGCTCGGCACCTTCGATTGAAAGGAAATCATTTCCATGTCCACCCGTGAAACCAGCGAACCGATTGCCTCCGTGGCCGGACGCATCCTCGCCGCCGGAAATCCGCTCTACAACGCGCAGGTGATCGCTGCAATCTACGCCGGACTCCAGAAGGCCATCCACGACAGCCCGACGGCAGACCTCAGCCCGGTCGCCATTCAGGCGGCACTCAAGCCGGTGTTGGACCCGTACTTCGACAACATGCTCTCTCTCGCCGGGTCCTGTCTCTCGCAGACGGAGGAGGACGATAGCCAGCCGCCGCGCGTCTCGATCACGGCCACCGTGGACTGGGAGAAGATCACGAACGCGATCATCGGCGCGTTCGAGGGCGGCTCGACTTATTGGCTCCGGAAAGCGGACTATGTGTATCAGCCGGACGGTGTCAGCGGGTCTCCGCTCTACGCGCAGAACGACTTCTGGGCCAAGGGTGGCAAAATGCAACTGATCTACGACAACCCCGAGGAGCCGGGCGACGAAGAACCGCTCTGCAAGGAGGTCGGCTTGATCGAAATCCGCAAGGGCCTGCGCTCGATGGCGGAGAAGTCGTACCGTCACTTCGACGATCTGATCGCCGAGAACGACGATGCTATCACTCATGACGTGTTCATCCAGCACGTCCTGTTCGGAGAAGTCATCTATGGCTGATCGTCCTTTCGGCGCGATGGACCCGATCCCGGCACCCCAGCCGGGCGGTGTCTCCGCCTACGCAGACATGGTTATCGGGCGAGGCCCGGCGGTCACGAAGGCCGAGCTTATCCGGCTCCAGTGCAAGATCATGGAAGCGCAGCAGCAGATCAGCCGGGGCGACCCGATGGCCGCTGCCCGCGCGCTCCGCAGCTAACATACAACCAAAGGAGAAGTACTACCATGCACCTGTCTACCGAAGAAATCATTTCCAAGGTCAATCAGACGATCCTCGAACATATCGGCTGCGATCCTGACAAGATCACCCGCGAATCCGACTTCCTCGACGATCTCGGCTGCGATTCGCTCGACATGGTCGAACTGACCATGGCGTTCGAGGAGCAGTTCGGTATCGAAATCCCCGACCACGAGGCTGATAAGGTCGCCAAGGTCGGCGATGCCTACGACATGCTCAGCGCGAAGCTCAGCTAACAGGGAGGCTGGGCCGTCGTGCAGGACAATGATCCGATCCGGGCGGCCCCGCCGCCCCAGCCCCGCCGGGGAAGCACGGTCGAGATGGTAGACCGTATCAAGCAACAGCTTGCCGCTCCGGCGGACAAGGTCGAGAACAAGGAGCCGCCCCGTGGCCGTTGAAGCGTTCATCCCGAAGAAGTTCACCAAGGCCCATGAATGGGTCATCCGGCAGGCGAACCAGATCATCGCCGAATATCTGGGACAGGGCTACACGCTGACCCTGCGCCAGATTCACTACCAGTTCGTCGCCCGCGATCTCTACGAGAACACGCAGGCGAACTACAAGCGCCTCGGCAACATCCTTGATGCGGCTCGCAAGGCCGGTCTGGTGGATTGGGATGCCATCGAGGACCGTACGCGTGGTCTCCGTCGGATTTCGGTCTGGGACGGCCCTGAGCGGGCGCTGGAGCGTATCCGGGAGAGCTTCAAACTGGACCCGTGGGACGAGCAGCCGGTTCTGCGGCGAATCGAGGTCTGGGTCGAGAAGGACGCGGCGGTCGGTATCGTCCAGCCGACGTGCGATGCCCTGCGCCTCCCGTACTTCTCGTGCCGGGGCTACTCCTCGTCGAGCGGCCTGTACGAGGCAGGCAAGCGGTTGGAAGCGTTCAAGCGCGCCGGGTACGAGACGATGATCCTGTATCTGGGCGACCACGATCCCAGCGGGGTCCAGATGACCGAGGTTTCGCAGGAGCGGGTGGACATGTATGCCCGACACCAGATCGACTTCCGCCGGATCGCCCTGACGATGCCGCAGATCGGCGAGTTCAAGCCGCCGCCGAACTTCGTCAAGGAGACCGACTCCCGGACCAAGTGGTACATGGATCGGTTTGAGACCGAGGAGTGCTGGGAGCTTGACGCTCTGGCCCCGAGCATCGTGGACTCGATTATCCGGGCGCAAGTCGAACCTTTGATCGACCGCGAGGCGTGGGACAAGACTCTTGCGACCGAGGAAGAACATCGCGCCGTCTTGACGGAAATCATTTCCGACTGGGATCGGACGAAGGCAGCCCCGGCCATGGCGGCGAAGCTGCGCGAGTTCGCGACCGAGTACACGGTCAGCGGCGATCAGACGGACGACGGCTACGCGGACGAGGACTCGGCAACCCTTGCCATGTTCATCGACGAGTCGCAGGATGTCCTCCGCAAGCACGGGCTGCTGTGATGTGCGGTCTGCTGCCCGAAGAAAAACCTGACGGCTTTCGCTGGGGAATCGGCGCTTGGCTTCGCAAGAAGTCCGGCTCCCAGTGGCAGGGTCACGTTGTCGGCTTCTACTCGACTGGGTTTACGCCCGAAGGCTACGCCATCGAGAGCGATGTTCACCGGCACTCTGTTCAGATTTATCCGGCGAGTGCGCTGGAGGAGGTACCTGATGACTGATATGCGCGAGCGACCGTGGCGCAAGCTCCGGGTGGTGGTGGAAGTCTCCGTGCCCCCTACCAGCCGGGCGACCGAGAAGGACCTCGCGTACCACGTCGAGAGCCATCTACCCAAGCTGATCCCGCTCCGGCGGGCGATGCACGACGACGCGCGGTATGCCAAGCCGCACGTCAAGATTTTTTCCCGGTTCTGGCCTTGGTTTCTCCGCAAGGAGAAGGGCCTGAGCATCCGCAAGAAGAAGGACACGTCTACCCATGACCCCGACAACGGACTCTGACCTCCCCCTCCTCGGCCAGTCGCTCAATCGTCTGCGCGACATCATCCACCAGCGCAACCTCGATGCCGGGTGGTGGACCGATCTGCACACCGGGGCCGACCTCCGGCACACCACGCCCGGCCCGAAGCGCAACGTCCCGGAGATGCTGGCGCTCGTGCATAGCGAGGTCTCCGAGGCTCTGGAAGGGTACCGCAAGGGCTTGCAGGACGACAAGCTGCCGCATCGCCCGATGGCGGAGGTCGAGATCGCCGACACGATCATCCGGCTTATGGACCTCGCGGGCGGCCTCGGCTATGACATCGGCGGCGCGCTCGTCGAGAAGCTGGAGTACAACGCCAGCCGCGCCGATCACAAGCCCGAGAACCGCCGCCAACCGGGCGGCAAGTCGATCTAGGAGAGCCACCGTGGCCGAAGATAAGCGCGCAAACCCTTACCCCTATCCGACCGCCGAGGAGTTCGAGATGGCACCCGGCACCCGCGAGCAGAAGGCGGCCCGGTGCATCGCTGCCCGGAAGTTCGGAGGCATCCCGACTCGGGCCTTCTTGCTCGGCGACAACGATCACTCGCCGTTGATGCAAGGGCTGACCGAGTTCACGGCTGCTGTGTACAAGCTGCTCGACCGGATAGAAGATTCCGGCGGCAAGGTCGAAGAAGCCGACCTGATCCGCGAGATGATGGAGACCCATGGATGTGCCTCCGGGAGTACGATGGAACTGTAATCGACCCGATCTGGGTTGATCTGGCTGGGCGGGGAGAGGTCGAGTTCCCGCCCAGCTTCTACGGGGCCTGCTGCCGAGCGTCTTTCGTGTTTCAGTATGGCAACTGGAAACGGCGCTGGCGGGAGGCAGAAGCCCGAAATGATTTCGCTGCGCTCGACCGCCTTGACAAAGAGTACGAAAGGATCGGAATGTGAGCCGAACGAAAGCAGACTGGGAGGCCAGCCTCCACCACGACGTACCGAACGCGTTGGCCCGGCCAAACGGGGTCACGGTGACGTGCGAGTGCGGAGCTACGGCGCAAGTGGACTTTGCTCGCAACCGGCTGCCGCCCGTAGCAATCCGCAAGAAGGTCATCCAGCAAGGCTGGAAGCTAACACCCAAACGAGCCATCTGCCCGTCATGCCAGCGAGCCGAGGAGAAGCCTGCTATGACTGAAAACACTGTGACCCCCCTGCCGTCTGTGTCCCAGACCCCCGATGCCCGCAAGGTCCACCGCGCGGTGATGGGCTGGCTGGAAGAAGCCTACAACGAGGAGCAGCGGCGCTACCGCGACGGCTTCTCGGACGAAACTATCGCCAAGGAGACGGGAGCTTCGGCGCAATACGTCGCCAAGTGCCGCGAGGACTACTTCGGCCCGCTCGCAGTCCCGGACGATCTGGTAGCGTTGCAGAAGGCGCTCAAGGCGCTCGACGACAAGCTGCATGAATCCGACGCTCAGGTCCGCCGGGCAATCAAGGTCGTGACGGACACGCACCAGAAGCAGATGCAGACGCTCCGCGCCGAGCAGCAGTCCATCCGGGACAAGATCGAAGCGTTGGTCGCCAAGAACGGCTGGCATCAGTAAGGAGATCGACATGGCAATCAAGGTCAACAACCTCTACCAACATGCAGACGGCGGCCTCTACTGCCTCCTGTCCGACGACGCGGCGCTCAAGGAACCCACGCCGGTCGGCATCTGGCATGACGCTGTCATCTACACCGGGGTCGATGGCAAGCTCTGCGCCACCAGCCGGGCGCGCTGGCAGGAGCGGTTCTCACCCGTGGCCGAATATACCGGCGACGACGAGCAGGTTCTCCAGATGATCCGGCGCACGAATCCCGGCAGCACGGACTTCGACTTCGTCAAGGTGTTCGAGGCGTGGCATGAGTCGGAGATCGGGATCACCGGCCACATGCTCGAACTGGCGGTCGCGGCAGCCGTCGAGAAGTACGAGTGGCCTCGCGGTCTCGATGCTGCTCCGTCGCGATACCCCGGCGGTCCTGATCTGGAGACCCAGAGCGTCGAGATCACGATCATGACCGAGGACTTGCAGCGCGTCGTACAAACCTATGAGGTCGAACGTGTCCCGATTCCGCACGGTTTCACTTTCCGGATCACGAAAGCCTGATCCGGCGCGAAATCATTTCCAGATTCCGGGTTGACATCTGCGTTCTTCGGGCGCAGATGTCGTCTCGTTCTTGAAGGTCGAAAGGTCGAACAATCTATGACTGGCATGGGCCATAATTCCGGTTCGGAGGACGACACTTTTGACGTGTCCCCGGAGCAGTTGAAGGCTGCCGACATCGAGGCTGATCGCCTCCGCCTGCTGATCGAGCGTATCGAGCGGTTGGAGGAGGAAAAGAAGGCCCTGTCCGACGACATCAAGGATGTCTACATGGAGGGCAAGGCGGTCGGGTATGATCCCAAGATCATGCGGAAGATCGTGACCCTCCGGAAGATGAAGCCCGAAGATATTGCCGAGCAAGACATGCTGCTCGAAACGTACAAGACCGCTCTCGGCATGTCGTGAATGTGAAACCCGGAATCTAGGAGTACCGATACCATGACCACCGCAATCAATCTGCCCGCTGACAAGTTCGACACGACCATGACGTTCGTGCGCCCCGAAAACGCGCCGACGCGCGTGGCGCTCGACAACCTCGCCGTGCTGCCGGGCTTCAACACCCGCGTCAAGGATGCCGACTACAGCGAGCGTGTCGCCGGGATCGCCGAAAGCATCGTCGCGAACGGCTTTTTCGACGACAAGCCGTTCGCCGTGACCATGCTGCCCGGCGACGACACCGTCTACATCTACGACGGCGAACACCGTTTCGACGCGGCCAAGGCGGCTCTGCTCGATGGTGCCGAGTTCCCCGACGGCCTGCCGGTCGCGTGGGCCAAGGACGGCGCGACGGTGCGCGACCTGACCATCCACCTTGCCCACGGTAACGCGGGCGAGCGCCTGAACATGGTCGAGCTTGCGGCGGTCGTCCGTCGTATGCAGGGTCTCGGGATGTCGAAGGACGAGATCGCGACGGCACTGGGCCGCACGACCCGCCACGTCGATAACCTGTTCGTCCTCGCCGACGCGAATCAGGCCGTCAAGAAGGCCGTCGCCAGTGGCAAGATCGCCGGGGCCGAAGCCGTCAAGCTGGTTCGTAAGCACGGCACCAAGGACGCGGCTGCCGAGATCACCGCGCGCATCAAGAAGGCCGAGGAGCAGGGCAAGGCGAAGGCCACCCCCAAGACGACCGCGAGCGCGCCGACCGGGCCGAAGATGAAGAAGGTCGCGATCACCATGAACTTCGGTTCGGGCGACGTGATGGGCGACATCCTCAAGAACATGGCGAAGGCGATCCGGGCCGAGGTCCAGATCGGCGACGGCGACAAGCTGGCCGAGGACGGCAAGATCGAGATCACGGTGCATGTCGTGGATCGCGAAGCCGAGGCCGCCAAGGCTGCCGCCGAGAAGGCGAAGGCCGAGGCCGCTGCCAAGCGCGAAGCGGAGAAGAAGGCCAAGGCCGAGGAAGCCGCTGCCAAGAAGGCGGCTACCGAGAAGGCGAAGGCCGAGGCCGCTGCCAAGCGCGAAGCGGAGAAGAAGCTGCTCGCCGAGGCGGCTGCCAAGAAGCCTGCTGCCAAGGGCAAGGCCGCCCCGAAGGGCAAGACCCCTGAGAAGGCCAAGCCCAAGCAGCCCGCTCAGAAGCCCCAGAACGCGAAGAAGCCCGCTCCGGCTACCGAACCCCCGGCTACCCCGCCGGAAGCCACCAGCGCCCCGGAATCGGCGGATGACGGCATGGGCGGCCTCTGACCCGTGATCGTCGGCGTTACCGGCCACCGGGACGTTGTACAGGAGCCGGGCGAACTGTTGATGTTCGCCCGGCTTTCTGTTGCCCTCATGATCGAGCGCGGCTGCACGGAAATCATTACCGGCATGGCGCGCGGCTGGGACCTCAAGATCGCCAAGGCCGCCATGGATGCGGGCCTGCCCTACGTCGCGGCACTCCCCTTCCCCAGCCAGCCGAACCACTGGCCCAAGGCAGATCAGGAGGACTGGGCGTGGTGCATACAGGGGGCCAGTCGGGTCCACGTTCAATCCCGGCTCGCGCTCAACAGCGCCTACATCGGGCGAGACAGGTGGATCGTCGATCACTGTGACGAGCTATGGGCGCTCGATAGCGGCAGGCGCTCAGGGACCCATACGACGGTATTGTATGCACAGGAGGTCCGTCGTACAGTCAGGCCGCTCTGGGAGCCATGGCTGCGCTTCCGGGCAGAAAGGACCTGATATGCCGCATATCCCGCACCGGACGCTCCAGACCCGCCCGAAGGCCACCGTGGCCGAGGAAACCCCGCTCCAGCGCATTGTCGGGGCCGGGATCGAGCGCCATCTGGGTACGACCCGTGCGCCGCGCCCCCGCGCCTTGAAACCCCCGGTCGCTTAGACTATACCCCGAATCGCTTCTCTGGGAGCAACGCGCGCGCCGGGTTCTCGACCGCCCGCCGCTGCTAAACGGAAGGCCCTGCGTGTCGGCTTCGACTCCTCGCGCAGGGCCTTCTTCGTTTCAGTCCTTCGGGCAGTTCAGGTCGGGCATCCCTGTCTCGTCGAAGAACTTGCAGAGCCGGACCCCGGCGGAGCGGAGCCGGTCGCCCCAGCTTTCGACCGAGGCGTTGTACTTGGCCTCGGCCTGCGGGTCCGTGGCGATCTCGTCACCGGGGACCGGCTTCGGCTCCGTCACGGCTTTCAGGTCCGCAAGCGGGGGGTACCCGCCCGATGCGGCGCAGGCGCTCACAAGCAAGAGCGCGGGCAGCAGGGCTAAGCTCCCCGCCCGGTGCAGCTTCGATGACATTGTTCAGTTCCTCCTCTTTCTGAGCATTGATGATTGCGTCCTCGACCCGCTGGTCAGCCGCGACCTCGCGAGCCTCGCCCGCCGCGATCTCGCGTTTCTGTTCGTGGTCTGCGACGACCGAAGCGTCATAAGCACACTTGCCGAGCGAGAGCATGATGGTGGCGAGGATAGCGAGAGTGATGAAGCCCGCGATCCGGGCTGTCTTGTAGGGGAGTTCCTTACCCAGCAGGCCGGGCAGGAACGCGCCGATAGAGGCGATCAGTGACATGGTATCCTCCTTGTCAGGGGAGGCCCTTTTAGCCTAGACCGCCAGCCGGGTCTAGGCCAAAGAGAACCCCGCCGGTCCGGGGGGTTTGGACGGCGGGGCTTTGAATCTGGGAGAGGAGAGAGTCTGCGTCCGGCCTAGCAAACTCTCGGCGATCCTATCACCCGGCATCCGCCGGTCCTTCGGATCATCGCGACCTAGAGAGGCACCCGCCCCCAGTGCCGTGCGATGTACCGTGCCTAGACTGATTCGACTGATCGGTCAACCCTTGTAGCCCCCGGCCATGAGGGCGGTCTGGAAGTCCACCGCGTACCCGGCGATCATCTCTTGCTTGTCCCGCCCGTTGATGATGTCCCGGCTGGCGACGAACTGGGCATTGCGGGCAGGACCGCGCGCCGGAAGATCGTCGGCGATATCACGCCCGGTGAACCAGCCCTCACGCATACCGGCGACGAGGATCGCTGCGGCGATCTCCGGCTCCATGGCCCGCTCAGGCTGGGCGACCAGATCGACATCGAACCCGAGCGCCCGGAGCTTCTTGGTCGCCCGGTCGTAGTTGGTGCGCCCGGTCAACTGGACATAGCCGCGCCCGGCGTACTTGGCCCCGTCGCCCGGCTTGAGGTTGCCCAGTTCCCGCGCCTTGGCCGGACGAGCGCCCCGGATATCGTACATCCGTGTGAAGTATGCCGGGCCACCGATCTCCTTGATCGGCTGCATGGTGCCGTTGACTTCGTGGTAAGTCGTCGCCAGCGCATAGGCGGTCCACGAGACCCCCCAGCCGTCCTTGGCGCAGGCCCGGATGATCCGGTCGCAACCCTCGAACTCCTCGGCGCTGATCTTCGGCCCTAGCATGTCGTTCTCGCGCAGCCAGTCGTAGAAGGCCCCGTAGTCCCGGAAGGCGAACGACGCGTCAGCAGAAGCGCCGGGATCGAGCGCCGGGGCTGCCGGGGCAGGCCGAGGAGCCGTCACGACGATTTCAGCTTCCACGCCCTGCTCCATGGCATCGACGATCTGGCGCAACTGCTCATAGAGCGAGCGGGGGATGGTCATGCGTTCAGTCATATCGGCGGCTCCTCGGGGCTGCGTCCTCGGTATCCTCGTGCGGGCGGCCTGCATGGGTCTCTGCCTCAGTCACGCGGCCATTGCGCTCCACCCGTGCCCGGCGCGTCATATCGACCCCTGAGCGCAGCGTACGGGCGGCTTGGATGATCCGGGTGATCTGCTCGGCGCTAGGCGCGATCATGTAGTAGGTGATCGTGAACCAGAGCAGCAGGGATAGACACGTCACCGCCCAGCGGAGCGACTCAGCATCCGCCATCTTGTGAACCACGTAGGTCAGCAAGCCCCAGATCGAGAAGGTAGCGAGATACGAGTAGACCCGCCGCCAGAAGAAATTGCTCTCCGGCAGCGGGTCCTGCACGTCGATCTCCGCCGTGGCCGGGGTCTCTGTCGTCTTGATGCTGTTGCCCGGCGCGTCTTGGTCCCAGCGCGTCATGTCCGCCTCCGCAGTTGATCGACCAGATCGACCGTAGCCGCTCTAAGCCGGTGTTGCTCCTCGATCTGGGATCGAATGATCTCCCGGTGATTGCGCAGAGCCTCGGTCATGTCGTCCGTGCGCCGGACAAGCTGGCGCATGAGTTCGCGAAGCTCGATATTGGATTCCACGAGCAAACGTGTCGAGTCGCTCAGATCGCGGACGGCGGAAGGATCGACAAGAATGGCGGCCTTTCCGCCACTCCCGTCAGAGACCCCTTCCTTCTTGACCTCCTTCATCCCCTTGTAGATGCCTCCGACCACGGCGGCGATGGCGACGAAGAAAACAGTGAGACTGGTAGCAATCGCCGAGAGGTCAGGCGACGAGGCTGCGATGTCGGCGGCTGTCACGGCGGGTCTCCTTTATGACCTCCCGCTGCTTTTCCGCGTGTACGACATCGACTGCGGCCCGGTATGCTGAAAGGAGGTCAGCGATTACGAACCACGGATAGACGACAAGGCCCGTGTTGGGAACCCCTGTGTGATGCAGACCAATGACAATCTGCGTAAAAATGAACATCGAGACGAAGCTGGCGATCAACCGGATCATCGGAGTTCGGGTCCACGCGCCGTTGACGAACAGAGCGGCTGCGCGCCCGATTCCGACGGTGAAAGCAATTCCGCCCCAGAAAAGCGCCGGGTGTTGCGTCAACGGCTCAGAAAACGCCGCCATGCCCGCCCAGAGCGCGCGTGTCTCCGGCAAGTAGAACATCTCTGGATTGCTCAGGACATACGCGCCCCAAGCGATCAGAACGCCCGACATGAGCCATTCCATCTTACGAGCGGGCCAATGGGTCCTAAGCGATTCGATAACCATGACAGATTTCCTCGACTCTCTTGCCGGGCGCGACCCGTAGGCTAGATCAACCGGCAGTACGCTTATTCGTTCCCGGAGTCCAGCCGGGAGCCGTAGACATGAGAACGTAAGTAGAACACAGTGGAAATGGTTTCTTAGGCCGCCGAAGCGAGCTTAACTCCGATCTCAGCCCCGTTGATCCCTGTGTGCGTCCACGCAACCCCAGTGTTGGGATCGTTGTGGAAAACCCCTCGGACGGGCTTATGGGTTTTGTCGAGTTGGGTCCCGGTAGCCTCCCCGTTGACCGTGCCAGACCGTGCAACCGGGCGCAGGAAGTTAGAGCCGCGAGCGCGAGCGTTGACAACAAGAGCTTCGACCGCGAACCCACTAGCGAAAGCCGCGTTATGGTTCTCCAGCGTATAAGTGCTGATATCGTTGATCGTGTCAGCCGAGATGAAATCGGAGTCATCGGGGATGCCAAGCTCGTCCAGATCGCTGAAAGCCCCGGACCAATCGGTGTTCGCGCCCGCGCCAGTCACGGCCAGTTGCTCGAACGTCATATCGCGAGTGTCAGTCGTCGAGATAAAGCAGCCCGAGATCGTGAAGCGAGTAGCGACCGAGTCTTCTGCTGACCAGAGGATGTTGTCCATCTGCGTCAGAAGCGTCGAGCGGGCGCGAGTGTCGCCAGTGAACTCTCCGACCAGAGTCAGGTCCTCGTAGATACGGTACGCACCCCCACTGGCCGCCATGTTGATTTCGATGTCGATCCGAATACGGCGGGCCTGCGCCGTAGTGATCGTAGCCACGGTAGTCAGCACATTGGAGCTATCGACCCGCTGGAAAACCAGCGTTTCCGCGCCGTTGTACTGCATCCCGAAAACCCGATCAGTACCCAGCCGGAAGTGAATCGGGACGCAACTGGCCCACGAGGTCAAAGGCGAGTAGAAGTAGAAAGAAATCCAGAGCGAAGAACTGGCGGTGAAGTCAGTTCGCGCCGGACTGAGTTCTTGTACGTCGAACCCTTCTTTCGCGTAAGGCGCGATCTGCGCCGCAGTAGTATTCGCGGCCAGACCGAAAAACCGGGAGCCATGGATAACATCGCTGGGCGAAGTGAGAGCAGCCAAGATAGTCATTACGGTATGTCCTTGTGGATCACATAGGCTTTCAGGGTCGATACTCTTTCGGTGTTCACGTCTCTATGAATGGCCTGTCCAGTAAGAGTCGAAGCCTCAGCTTTCCGTGCCGGGTCCTGATTGAATCGGAGAGCGAAGGTATAGCCGAAATTGGTCACACCGGAGGTAGCGTTGCTGGCATCGCTGTAAGCAAATATAGCGGGATCGAACGGCCCATCACCCGTGGTCCAAACTCGCGTGGAGGCCATAAGGAAACCCCGGCGACCGCTGGAGGCCCCTCCATCATAGTCACCCTTGAGCCGTCTGGTAGTGCCGTCGGTCGGGTCTACGAAGCTCTTGGCAGTCGTTGACCACGAAGCACCGCCGAGCGAAATAATCATCGCCTTGTTCGTCAGCGGAGTTATTGACGGCGGGTTAGGTAGTGCCGATCCCACCGAGATCGTGGGCGCATTAAACAGCACGTCAATCGGTATGTCTTGGTCCACCCCTCGGAACACCATCACGGCGATCTGAGAAGATTCTGGTGCCGGGACCGTAAAGGTCCCACTGTCTGTAGCCGGGTCCTCGATTCGGCCAATGCCGACAACAAAGCTGCCGTTGGCGGTCTGGTTCGCGTTTGCGGCGGTAGCTATTGTCTCGAAATCGTCGGAGGCAGGCGTATGGGTCGGTATTACCGTGCTGGTGAAGTCCGAGGAAACCCAGAAAACGACGTAGAGGTCTCCGGCCTGCGGCGATCCGATGCCGCCGGTCAGCCCTTGGAAGTCGTAGGCTACCGAAATCGCGGCGGCTTGAAACAGTTCGCCACCGACATATTCGATGTCGGTAGCAATTGGCGGCGCAGCCCCGGCGCTGAGCATTGCTTGCTGAGCTATGCTGGAGAGACCGAACATGCTCATGCAGCCACCGTATGTCCGACCAGATCGTAGACATCCTCAGCAACCCGTTTGATAGTAGCCGCCATGCCGGGAGCAAGGCTCAAGGTACCATCAGCCGGGGCGTTAATGGTCACACCCGAACCCGGCGAGACTGAAAGGTTCCCCGATGCCGCCCGGTTCGCGATATAGAACTCTGCGTCCGTGGAAATGGTTTCCGTTGCGTCGGGCTGGACGGTCAGCGTCTTGGTCCCGGTCCCAGTCCACCGCTGATACTTGCCTCGATTGGCGTTGAGAAGGTTTGCCGAAGCGCCAGCTTCGGTGATAGTCTCGGAGAACGTGGTCCCTCCTCCGCCGCCCAACGCGAACTCGACCCAAGCCGTGCCGTTGAAGCGTTCGTAGGCCGCAAGGTCGAGATTGTAAACGATCCAGCTTTCCGCAGGCTCGATATAGACCCACGCTCCGTTATCCCGCACAGCGATAGCGTTCGGGTTTGTAGGATCGGTTTCATCGAGAATATGGACATCACCGTTGGTCGGCGATCCGGGCAAACTGGCGACCTTGCTCAAGACACGGCCCTGCGTGATAACAGAGACCTTGAGCATGTTGAGCGTCATGCCGTCGCCCCAGCCGTTCTCGCCGAGGTCATATCCAGCCCGGAGGCCGAGGTTGGGGAAATCTCGTGCTGGCATGTCCTAGTCCTTTATGCGCCGCCCCAGTTCTCGCCCCAGCCATACCCCCAACCGGCAACAAGCACAACCTTGAAGCGATAGAAGAACTGCGAGGTAAGACCGTCGCGAACAGATTCAAGCTCCACCCAGACCGTATCCGGGTTGCCGTCGGTCGTCTGCATGGCTGGGGTGTAGGTCCATGTCTCCGCTGATCCCGCGTCCTCTGTACGCAAGAGAGTAATGCCGTCCTCTGCGTAGATTCGGAGCGTGTAGGTCACTCCTACCTCAGAGATCACGCTGGCTTCTACGTGACCCACGGCCACGTCGCCTTGGGTCAGGCGGTTGCGATGCGCCCACGTCAGCACCGGCTCAGGATATTCCCCGACGAGCGTGTAGATCGAATCTCCGTCTACCTGCACGTTGCCCGGCGGATACGGGCGAAGGAGGCGTTGATTGACTTCGACGGAGAGTTCGGTTGCGGCTGCCGGGTCGAGCGTGTCCGTGGAAGTCCGGGTCAAGGCTTTACCGAAAACCGTTTCGCCGTCGGCATACTCCTCGCCGTCAGTCCCGAGTTCATCGTCGATCAGCCAGATCGTTGTTTCCGCCAGATGGCTCGCCGGGATCGTGTCGGCCACTCCTCGCTTGACCGTGGCGATCCGGGTCACGTCATCGAACGCCTCAATCTCGATCTGCTCGTCATCCAGTAGCGCGACATCCCCCGGCGTAAACTCGCCTACAAACCCATCGACGTTCTGGTCAAGGACCTCGAACGTGGTATCGAGCGGCCCGATATCCTGACCGAGCGCGAGCCATGCCGTGAAACCGACGGTCCCGAACGTCTCATAGGTCCCGCCGTCCGGCTTGGTGTGAACGTCATAGCCCTGAGACAGGATAGAGGTAGGCTCTTTCGCCAGTAGCGCAATGTAGCTGGTGCCTTCCAGAACCGCGTTCTGGTCTGCCGTTGAACTCCGCAGATAGAAGTCGCGCCAATTCATCTCGTACATGCGGCTCTCGGGAGTCGGAATCGCTGTCTGATTCGGCGGGGTCCACCCTGACGGAGGCGGCTCGATAAACTGGGTTGCAGGCATACCGAAGATATCCTGAACCGCTTTGACGCTGATCTTGCCATCGACCAAAGTGCCGTCGCGGCACTCCCCGGCACGAAGGATCAGGTTGTTTATGCCTTTACTCGGGACCGAAATACGGAAAGGCATACCCGGCGCAATTCGCCAGCCGCGACGATCCAGCACCACGGTCATCTTGCGTAGTGGAAGCTGAACCTTGAGTTCTCGCAGAGCCACGCGAGCGCAGAGTTCGCGAGTCGGCAGACCTTTGTAGGAAATCGAATTGGAAATGATTTCGCCCTGCGCTTGAATAGCAGCGAGGTTCTGCACTCGAACTTGGATGTCCTCTTTCGTCGCCGGATTGAAGCCAGTAATGATGATCTCGTTGTACGCGGTATCTTCTCCGCTGGCATCTTCATCCAGTACGTCAAGCAGCCCGGTATCCGGAGTAAATAGCGGCAGATCGTCCGGATCGTAGTCGCCTCGGATCAAGCGCAGGGTGAGCTTTCCGGTCTCACGGTCTACGTACTGGACAGCACCGATATGATTGATGATGACCGGAATGAAGTCCTTGATGCTCTCTTGCCGGAACCACGGGATGCACAAACCGAATCCTTCGTTGCACAATTGATTGGCAGCCGACATATAGCTGCTCTCGTCAATCGCTTCGGCAGGCATACCCCGGCCCCACTCCGGGTTAGTATTGACCTCGTACAGCATGTGTGCGGGGTTCATCGCGAACACATAATCGCCCGGCGCATTGTCAGCGGCCAGAACGATGCGCGCCTTGGCCGGGTACCACGGGTCGTTGTTCCACCAGCCTGCATCCCAGCGGCGGATGCGGAAGCTCCACTCCTTCGGGTATGGATTCAGCGCCGCGACCATGCCGTCAAACCAGATCGTCGTGACACCCCGGAAGTTAGGTACATCGCCACCAAGCTGATCGGCGATAGAGGGGAGCGTCCCGAGCGACGTGCTGAGTGAACCTTGAAGCTCTTGATCGGCAGCGCCGTTGTAGATGTACGCCGGGCCTTGGATGCCGCCTTCTTTCTTCTCCCCGCCGAACAGGTCAGGCTTGTTGATAAGGATCAACTGGCCCGAGTCCCTGACGTTCGTGGTAGTGGTGTAAGCGGGCAGATCGCCGACGCGAATCTGTTTGATCTGATTGACCGGACCTCGGCCCAGACCCATGTGGATCGAGAAGAAATACCGGAACCCGATTGTCTGCTTCTTAGCGCCCATCGGTCGTCTCCTTGAGCGCCGCGTCTATCGCAGGCTGCGCCAGAGGGTCGCCCGTGGCGATAAAGTCCTCGACCGGGCGGCCATGGAGGACAAACTCGCTCCACGACCAGCCGCGCGCAGCGAACCACATGCGCGAGTTCTTCATACAGGTGCGCGATTGCCGCAAGTGGCGGGTATGTAGGCGGACGGCTTCGGTCACTTCTTGCCCTTGCTCTTGATCTTCGTGGTGCGATAGTTGCCGTACCAGAGTACCATCCAGCCCTCCGTCCAGCAATCACCGAAGAACACGGCTTGCGGGGTATCTTCGCTCGCCTGCGGAAAATCGAAGTCCTCCAGCGCAGCGGGCTTCTGGTTTTGCGGCTTGACCAGCAACGCCTGAATGGCGATGCTGACGACCAGAAAAACCAAGGCCCAAGCAAACAGCGGCATTGCGACTCCCCTAGAAAACCGGCGTACCATCGAACGGAGACTTGCCCGGCAGATGCGGGAAGCCTCCGTAGTTGGGCAGATTGTTGAACCGCTTGCACCCGTCGGTGTTGCGCGGGCAGCCCGGATAAAGCGTTACCGCAGTTCCGACTTCGAGTCCATCGGTAGAACCGAGGACTAGGAAATCATTTCCATCGTGAGACTCGATCCCACGCCGGTCGAGGCTGCCGTCGTCCCTAATCCACTCCATAAACCCGCCCGTGAAGCTCCCTTCGCTAGGCGCGGCATACGAAGTCACGGTGAAACGGATGCCATCAACGGTGGCTATGGTGTGAGGATACGCGTGGTCCTCTTTCGCGTTGCTGCCGCTGTTGTTGCATCCGATACCGTAGAGGACGTGAGGACACATGCGGGACCACGCCAGCCGCAGGCCGTTGCGGTCGTAAGACCCGCCCAGAGATCGACCGGCCAGTTGGGCGGTAGCGCGATCCGACGTGACCACGTTGACGATAGTGCCGCTCCAGAGCAGCGGGGTCTCCTCGTCAGGGTCTCCTATGTGCCAGCGGCGGACGCTCAGCCAGACTTTGCCGGACGGCTGGCGGTTACGGAAAAGCAGAGCTACGGGGTGATCTGCTCGCGTTCTGATCTGGAGATCGTTCTGGTCGGAGCCGCCCTGAGTGACCCCTTCATCGGTGATCGCCAGCGCCTCGTACGTGATCCCGCCGACGGTCTGGTTCTCGTCTGCCGTGCAATAGTACCAGTATGTGTTCCCGTACTGGAACGTGTACAGGGCGACCGGCTGGCCGTCAGCGTTGGAAATCTCGAAATCACTATAGGCCATGTGTCAGCCCTCGAATACAAGAGGCGGGGGCCGCCGGAGAATGAAGATACGATTGACCGGCCAGAGCGCCGGGACCACGAAGTTACCGTTCGAGAAAATCTCATAGCCGTCGCCGTCGAGATAATCTCCGGCCCCGACTCTGGCCCATGTCGGCATATCCCAGAAACGAAACTCATGGTAGCCACGCGTGTTGGCCTTGATCGTGCCCGCCCCGTGCTGTGCGCCCCAGTTTATCTGGATGTCGCGGCGCGGGTCCTCGAATGTCGCTATAAGGTCAGCCTCGACCGGCGATTCAACCGAGTAATACGTTATCTCTCGCAAGGCTTGGATTGCGGAACTCGGGATAGGGTCGCCGTAAAGCCACGGAACGCCGTCGTGGCTCATGTCGTGCCCAGCCGGGCGATCATCCGGGCTTGTCCGCAAACCGCCGTTGCCGAACGACCCAACTTTACCGTCAATGACGATACTGAAAGAATAGTCCAGCGGAGTGTTAGGTTCTACGTTCGTGAAATCGGTCATCTTCAACCCCTCGTTGTTGAAAATGACGTACCGAATCTTGAGATACCAGCCGGGAAACGGCGGGCCGAGATAGTCGCCGCAAGGCTCAGTGTCAGCCACGCCGGGCGCTTGAGGGAAGTGGATCGGGAGCGGCGCGGTCCGGGTATTCTTGAACGTCCGGAACATCGCCTGCGCGTCGTGGTGAGAGTCGATCCCGCCGTAGTGTACGATCTCGAACTCGTCAGAGTTGAAGCGCGCGGTGTCGGCAAAGCTGATACGGCGGACTTGCCCCGGCGAGAGGTCTAGCCCCAGTGGTGCGTCTAGGTTCAGCCGCTCGGTATCGCTGGTCAGTCCGGGGATCACGGAGAGGACGCGGCGCAGGATCGTACCGCTCTCGTGTTTGATCGCGATGTACTCGCGACCGTTGCGCGGGCCGCCGCTATAGGCATACCCGACATTCTCGACCGTGATCTGCGTAGCTGCGGAGCTTGCCGGTGCCGCCAGCCGTAGATCGGCCTTGAACGTCGGCAGCCAGAACGCCCCTGCCCGGCCCTTGTGTCGATAGATCAGGTCGCGGAACTCAGCGAGCTTTTCCTTGCCCGGCAAGAACCAGCTATGGGACTGTCCAAGAAGGACTCGCCCCGTGGCATCGACCTGATAGGTCAGGCCGACATCCACGTCAAGCAAGTCGATCTCACGATCCTGCGTCACGTCCAGATCGCGGACCCAGTTAGGCTCGCTCAGGAATACCGGGAGGCCCGCGTAGACCGGCGAGGTATCTTCCGCAGGAACCCACGGATTCGGGCCTACAACGCGCAGCCGGGCGCTGACCACCCCGACGGCAGCGGACGGCTGGCGCACGTCTCCTACGTCATCCAGAACCGCCCTGCGGAGAGGATAGAGCTTCGTGTTTACCGGCCACGAGTGCGCCGGAGGAGCCGCCAGATCGACCCCGGTGCCATCGACCGCCGCGATCTCGACGACCTCGTAGTCCAGCGCCGTCTCGCCCATCAGGATCGCCAGCCTGCCGGTGTGATAGGCCCACTCTCTGCGGGTGGTGTCAAAGTCGATCCGGTTGCTCACCGTGGCCGTCAGAGGGGCGGTCAGGCTCACCACTTCCCAGTACAACGGCGCGACCATCTCGCCGCCACCGATCCCGTCGATGAACAGGTCCCAGAAGCTCCGCTCGTTATGCGTGAGCAAGAACTCGGCTTCATAGGATCGGCGGGGAGTCGGGCGCAACGAGCGGCGCTGCTCCGCGCCCTCGGTCGCCGCCAGCACGTCGGTCAGGAACGCCAGTCGCTCGGACATAGGCTCCCGCCAATTGGCCCGGAAGGAAAAGACAGGGAGATCGGAGTCTGCCATTACTTGAGAACCTGCCTGAGCGTTTCCTTATTCTGCCGGATGACTGTCAGGATTGCCTTCTCGCCCGACCGGCTCTGCATAGCATTAGGGACTGCCGAAGGATCGAGCAAGAGGACTTGCCGAAGGTTCTGTCCGCCATCGCCGCCATCGCCGCCGCCCTTGCCGAGATTGCGGACATGGCGCGGGTCATCCTCGGTCAAGACTTCTTCTCCGCGTTGGAGGACCGCCTTGTACTCGTCCGGGCGCAGGCCCATGCCACCGCCCCCGTGGAACTTCGGCGCTCCTACCCAGCTATTGCTGCCGCCCGTACGACGCTGACGGCTGGCCCCCCGGCCACCGGCGATCCCGCCGTCATGGAACAGGAAGGACAGGAAGCCGCCGCCCCCGCCTCCGCCCGGCGGGATGCCGAGCAAAGACTGGGCGATCTGCAAAGCGATCATCTGGATCAGGACTTGAGCGATAGCGTCGAGGATGCTGCTGAACACGCTGAGAGCCGTGCGGCCCAGATTCCCCAGCGCGTCTCCAAAGCTCTCTGTCCCGGAGATCACGTTGACGATGGAGTTCGCTACCACGTTGAACGCCTGCGAGACCCCGTTCTGGATCGCCTGAGAGGCCGCTGCGTTGACTTGCTGGAGGCGCGGGTCGATCTGGGACAGGCCAGCGTTGACCGCGTCCAGACGCGCCAGCCACGTCGCGTAGGCGATATCAGACAGGACCGGCAACTGAGTCAGCGGGTCGATAGTCGCATTGAGCAGGGCTGCCTGTTCGCGAAGCTGGTCCAGCACCGGACGGATGGCCTCAGCCTGCCGGGCGTAGGCTTCGGTCGTCAGGGTACGGACCTCCGACTCGGTCGCCAGACCAAGCTCAAAGAGCGTCTGGTACGAGCGCACCAGATCGTCTCGTTCTTGGAGAAGCTGGTTCAGCCGCGTACCGGCTCGGTCAAACGCCTCTACGCCGATGTCGGCCACCGCGCGATTAGTGCCTTCGCCCGCGACAATGCGCTCCAGCGATGCGATCCACGAAACCATTTCAGGCGAGGGATTGGTACCGGCGATGGCCCGCGCAACCGCCAATGCCTTTTCGGCGGCCTGCACGATCTGCGGAGACAGGCGGCCCGTGATCTCCTCTGCCCGACGCATGGCCTCGGTCGTCGAGATAGCCCCGCGAAGCTGCGCGTCCGCCACCTGCTCAAGCTCAGCGGTCCGCTGCTTATCGAGCAGGGCTGCCTGCTCTTGGAAGAACTTGATCCGCTCCTCGTCTTTGAGCCGGGCCTTGGTGGCCTCAACCTGCTTTTCGATCTCAGCGAGCGGTACTCCGTCCGCCGTGGTCGTCAAGCCCAGACGGCGCACCTTCTCAAGGCTCTCGGCGATGTTCTCGTACTTCTCGTCGATGGCCGTCAGGCGCTCCTCCAGCGTGGCCGAGACCCCGGTGAAGGCAGCCCGGTTCAACTGGCGAAGCTGGCCCTCCAGACTACGGAGAGCAGACTCACGCTTGCGTTCTTCCGCTGCTGCGGCCCGTGCAGCCTTATTAGACGCGGCGCTGGACCGCTTAGATGCCTTCGCGCCCTCCTCGTTGATCTTCTTCTGCTCTGCCGCGATAGCTTGCTGGACAGCGCGATCCTCCAGCGCCTTGCTGACCCCGGCGTTCTGGGCACGGCGGCGAGCCTCGACCTCGGCCCGGCGCAACCGCTCCTGCGAAGTCAGTTCGCGGGTCTGGTCGATCTCCTCGTCAAGCTCAGCCCGGAATCGGCGATCCCGAATCTGCTGATCGCTCGCGCCGCGCGCCGGGGCCGCGTTAAGCCCGCGCTGAGTACGGATGACCTCAAAAGCGTCCGCCTGCGCCCCGGCCACGCCCTTCCCGGCGAGCAGGCCCGTCAGAAAGGTAAAGCCGACGATGGTGTTGTTGATGTACTGATTGATGCCGTCGAGGATCGGCCCGAAAGTCCGGCCCAAGAAGTCTGCGAAGCTGCTGAACGCCGACTTGAGGTTGTTGACCGCCGGGGTCCACTCGGATTGAGTGGCGCGGGCGATCTGCGCGTTGCGCTCAGCCACCCGGTCGAGGATGAACTGGCGAGCCTGTGCCGCCTCCCCGGCCTCGAACAGCGCGTTAGCGTTGTCCAGATCGGCTTCGGTCAGATCGTTGGTTTTCTCGGCAAGCTCAAGAACAGCGTCGATCCCACCCTGTTGCACGTCTACGAGAAGCTGGGTCGCCTCGACAACGTCGATCCCCAGCCGCTCGGCAAGCTGTCCAGCCGCAACAGAATACCGCTCGATAGAATCGGTGTCGAAACCCTCCTCCACCAGCAACAGCATGGCTTCTCGGGCTTCTTCGGCGGTCTCTGCTACGCCCTCCAGCTTCTCCTGCGCGTCCGCAAACCGCTGCACGTCGATATTCGCCCCGAGAGGCGCGGAAGCAAGGTCCTCTTGCGCCTGACGCAAGCGCGCCGCGTCCGTGGCGAGTTCGACAAAGGCGGCCCCGACCGCCGCGATAATCGCGATCAGCGGGAAGAACCGGAGCGCCAGCTTGGCGACCGTAGAGATCAAGCCGGGGAAAATCTGGCTGATCTGGGAACCCTGCTGAATCAAAACCGTGAGCGGATTCTGCCCGGCTTGCAGGCTGACGAAGATGTCCTGCAACTGGAAGTTCAGGTTCGCCAGATCATTCGGCTTGAGGCCAAACAGACCGTTGGTCGCCCGGCCACCGCGTCCGAGGGTCGTGTCGATCCGCTCGGTAGCCGTGCTAACCCGGTTGGCGGCAGCCTCTAGTCGAGCTTGTTCTGCTGCCAGATCAGCCGTGTTAAGTCCCGCCTCTCGCAGGCTCCGGCTAAGCTGGCCCAGCCGGTTCTCCTCCTGCGCCAGAGCGCGCCCGGTCGTCTCCAGCCGGGCTTCCGCCTGCCGGAGCGAGTTGGCAAGCTGCTCGGTCGGCGTATCGGCCTGAGCCATGGCCTGACCAAGTTGGATCACTTCGGCCTGCGCTGCCTCGAACTGATTTCGAGCAGCGGCTACAGCGGTCGCCTGATCTTGGAACTGATCGACCAGACGACCCTGTTGCAGGAGAGCCGCCGACGCTGCCGCCAGATCGTTGTAGGCGCTATTGAGTGCCCCGACGTTGGTGACACCTTCGGCAGACGCGGCATCCGCTTGAGCGATAGCATCCTCGACCCCTGCGAGCGTACGCAAGGCTGCCTGTCCCGGCTCAACGATAGCCCGAAGCCCGGCGGCCACCTGCGAGGACGAGACTGCCATCTGCTGCCCGGCTTCTACGAACCGGGAGACATCGCGCGCGGCCTCGGCGGCCTGCTGACCGACGGCACGGAAACCCGTCAGCGCGCTAAGTTGGTTCTCGGCGATGGCGACTGAGTTGACCGCGTCTGCGAACAGCTTGACGAAGCGGCTGGCATCCCCGAGACGCTGGGCCTCGGAAATCTTGCTATCGAACGCTTGCTGCTGAGCGAGCCGTGCCTCCGATTCCTTGATCTCATTGAGCAAGGCGATCCGGCGAGCAGCGGCATCCTGCTCGGCCCGGATATCCCCGGCCAAGGCGGCCTTGCGCTCAGCCGCTTCCAGCTTCGCCAGATCAGCCGCATTGCGGCGGGTCTGGGCCTCTCGGTCGCGCGCCGCAGCGAGGTTCGTGGCATAGTCGTTGATCGAAGCGTTGACCTGAGACAGGCCGGTACCGATCTGGCGCGCGGTGTTGACCACGCCGGTCTGGGCGGCATCGAGATCGCGGGTGGCGATTCCAGCGCGCTCCAGAACGGCGATCTGCTCGGCAAGGTCTGTCTTGTTCTTCTCGACCGCAGCGGAGGTCTTGGTGACAGCGTTTTCGAGACGCTGCATCTTACTCTCTTGAGCTTTGGTCGCCTCGCCTGCGGCAGCGACCTCGGCCTTGAGAGCGGCAAGCTCGGTCTTAGCCTTGTCGGCAGCAGCCCCCACCTTGTCCGAGGTTGCCACCAGCCGGTTGTACGCGTCGATCTGGCCTTGGATAGCCGAGAGGTCCCGCCCGGCCTGCGAAAGGGCTTCCTGCGTCTGCCGAAGCTCTTGCAGGCTGATCTCGCCCCGCTCGGCTGCGGCGATCTGGTCAGCGATCTTCGCGTTAAGCGCGTCGATGTTGGCCGTCACCTGCTTGAAGGAGCGCCCGGTCGTCTCCTTCGCCGAGATCAGCAGTTCGATGTCGCGCCGGGTCGTTGCCATCTCGCCTAATCCTCAAGTTCGCGAAGAAGTTTCTCGAACGCCTTTACCGCCTTTTTACCTCCCATGAAAGATGCAGACGCAACATGTTGGTCTACTACCATACGGAAAGCTGCTTCACGACGCTTGATCGTCCTCAGAATTTCTTCCTCGTTAGCCAGTTTGCCCAGCGGGTACCGATGCGCGTCCGGGTGGCCGTTCGCCTTTAGGTGGCTGACGGTCTCCCGGATGTTTCGATAATAGTCTGCAAGGACTTCGTCAGGGGTCCCGGCGGAAGGCCGTTTGCCTCCAGCAGACTTGCCACGACCCCTGCGAGCTTTCCCAGTTCGATGCCCCCATCCTCGACCGTCAGCAGGAAGATCGCCTTGAGGGCTTCGATCTGCTTGACGAAAGAGAGTCGGCGGAACTTGTCCACGTCATCCGCCGAAGTTGCCTCGGCGCAACGGGAAATGATTTCCACGACCATCATCGGGAAGTCCTTGGCAAGGTCCATGATGACATCGGCCACGCGGTCCTTCGGCATGATCCCGCCGGTCCCTGCATACTTCGCGACGACCTTCTTCATGTCGTCCAGATAGTGCATGGTGAGGAACGTCACGTCCTCCGAGTTCATGCCCCGGACGGTGAAGAAACCGCCGTTCTTGCCGACCTCGATTCGGGTCGTCTCGATCTCGAAATTTACTGCCATATCGACTCCTTGTGTTGGCACAGAAAAGGCGGCCCCGGAGGACCGCCTTCCCTTTGCGTCCTGCCCTCTGTGCAGGCAGCAGATTACGCGGTGACGGGCCGCCCGTCAACGTAGTGCTTGAAGTAGCCCTCCTTCTTGAGGACTTCCCCGGTGAACGACATCTCGCTCCACGAGTCGGCCTTGAACTCGTAGTCGCCGTCGGGCGAGAGTTCGACCAGCGGCCAGTAGTCGTCGCGGTTGATCCCGGCGGTGTTGTCGGCGATGTAGCGCAGCGCACCACGGATCGTCTCGCCCTTGGAGATCACGACGGTACGGCTGTGCGCCGCGATGTCGTAGGTCACGATGATCGAATCGCCGTCGGCGATATCCGGGGCATCTTCCTTGATGAAAATGCGGCCCAGTTCGAGATCGACATCGTAGTTCACGCCGCCCGCGCCGCCGGGGACCGCGACCGGAGCGACTTCGTCGTCAGTGACGCTGGTGATCGTGACCGAGCGCGCACCCGTCGGGCTGGTCGGCGACATGCCAAGCTGGTACCAGCGACCGCGCATGACGGTCAGGGTATCGACCTCGGCGGCGGCTGCCGACACGGCCAGAATCTCGGCGGTGCCCTTCCAGAGCATCGCGAGGTTTTCCGGCTGGATGTCGTCGGTGGTGAAGCCGACGGTCTGATCCGACTGGGTCACGACCGACGCATCCTTGTCGCGGCTGGCTTCGTCCGACGAGAAATGCTCCTCGCGGGTTTCGTCCGTCGAGCCGGTCAGGCTGGTCGTGTTGCCGATGTAGAACTCGCCAGTCAGATTGCCATCGGCATCCATCCGGTCGAAGTAGAGCTTACCCGCTCCGAGGGTGTAGTTCTTTGTGCGCGGCATGGTCAATCCTCCTGAACAAAGGGCACGGTAAGGTCAGTCACATTCCCGACTGAGATGGGCATGTAGAAGTACGCGGTGTCGGATACACCATCTTTGCCGGGTCGCACAATAGGAATCTGGTAACGGATGTTGGCAACAAGTCCACCAAGTCGCCATTCATCCGGATATAGACCCCCTCGGCCCCCGTTTTTCTTCTCCGTGGTTATGCGCGCGAGGCGCATTTGAACCCACGCCAGAAGCTCGTAGGCCGGGTCGAGCGGGTTCACTACGTCGTCGGGGGCGAAGCCTTGAATAAGGATCGTCCAGTCCTCGTCCTGTATCAGATCGTTGCCCGCGCCGTTCGGATCAAGTTGGCGCGGGGCCTCCAAGATCGCGATAAACGGGCTGGGGATTTCGTCGCCGAACTCAAGTCGGCCCCGGAACACGCTCTGGCTGAGATCAAACGGGCAGACCTCTCCCGTCATCTCCGGCGGCAGATCGGTCCAGTCCGGCGTGATGCCCTGCAAGTGGGCGGTCAGTGCCTTCATGATCGCGAGCTTCTTGGAAATCATTTCACGACCTCACTTACTGCTGATTCGCACGTACTGGCGAAGGAACTCCCGCTGGAGATCGTCGGCCACGGCGGGGCTTTCGGCCACGCTGACTTCGCGGAACACCTGATCTACCGACGGACCATATAGCAGATAGAGGTCCGGCGCTAGTTGCACCCCCTGTCCGCCCTTCTTTCGCCCGCGCAACGTCTGGCCGGGTTTCAGGCGAACTGCAAGCCCTACGTTGAACCCATCGCTGGTATCTCGACCCCGGCGGAGCTTGACGAAGAAGGCACCCCCGATTCGCTTAGCGCCCCCTGACGGGTTGACCCGGACGCTAACCCCTCCGGTCCGGCGCGCGCCCTCCGGGCTGTCATTCGTGAAGCGGGCCAGTGATGTCGGGCGGAAGCGAGCGACGATACTGGCGGACAAGTCCGCGTTGGTCGCGCGCTTCGACACCCCGAATCGCTGCTGATCCTCTAGGTAGCCGGGCGGAAAGGCGATCTCCTCTCGCATCGCCCGGCGCAGACGCGGTACTGCCTTGCGACCGGCGATGTCGTTGATCGCGATCCTCGCTGCCGTCCGGGCGTTCTCCGGCTGGGCAGACAGGAACTCGTCGATGTCGAGAAGGTTGACAGCGGTGATTCTGGCGGACATGCCCCGCTCCTTGGTCTAGCCCCGCTTGCGGGCCACGACCCACACGACCTCTCCGGGGCCGTCTGGAGGCTGCTGGCTGTCCAGAGCGAAGGTGAGGCCCTTGTAATCCGGGATCGTTACCTGAGCGCCCCGAGCGAGCGCCAGAGGGGCTTCCCCGTTGGCGACCAGAGCGGCGGAAACTGCGGCCACGTTGTCGTCGTGGAAAACGAGCCGGTCGATCCCGTCGATGATCTCGGCGTAGTCGTCATTCAGTCCGCCCGCGCGATCCAGCTTGTTGTGGTACCGGACGGTCAGGGTCTCGCCCTCATAGTCGTCCGCGAAGATCAGGCCGCTCGGGTGTGCCACGTCCACGAGAGACGCGGAAACGGCGAGCCGTCCGTGGATGGCTCGCCGTGCTTTCGCCTTGATGTCTGCGAGAGACACCATGTCCGGCCTTAGAGGCCGCCGTCCACGTCGCCGTCGTCAGCGTCGTCGTCGCCTTCACCGGCTTCGTGAGCCTGCGCCAGCGCGAGCAGTTCGGCCTTCTTGGCGCTCGCCTCGAAAGCGATGCCGTGGAAGGTCAGGTACGCCTTGAGATGATCGACGTTCTTGCTGCCCATGGGCACGTCCTGCCCTTCGTAGTCGGGAAGCTGGACGATTTCCGGCTCGGAGGCGACGACCTTGCCGCCTTCGCTGATCGGCTCGCGGTAGTGGAGCTTGCCAGTCGCCACGGTGAGCTTGTCCAGCAGTTCCAGTTCGGATTCGCTGAGATCGACCACCTTCTTCGCGTCGAAGCGGACGCGGCGCTCGGTGCCCTCGATTTCGCGGGTCGTGGTGAAAGCCACGAGAAGCAGCTTGAGTGCCATCTGGGTAATTCCTTCTTGGGTTCTCTGGGTTGCAGGGCAAGAAAGGCCGGGGTCGCCCCCGGCCTCCCTTCATTCAGGCAGCGATCAGTCCGGGTCGTGGACTTGCAGCTTGAAGCTGTTGTTCGGCTCCATGGGAACCGGCAGCGGGGCCGACTGGGTCAGGGTGTATTCCTTCGCCGGGTCGTCGTTCTTCTTGTCCACGATGCGCGGGAACATCCGCATGGCGCGCAGACCGGCGTTCGGGTCCTTGATGGCCCCGAAGCACTGGACACCGTTGAGCTTGTTGCCCACGCCGACCACCGCGTTCGGGTCGATGTAGTAGCCCTCGGTCAGTGCCCCGGTGTCCGGATCGCGCTGGTGGAAGAAGCCTGCGTAGGTCCAGACACGGACACGAGCCGCCGACTGGCCCCCGGCCAGAACGGCCTTGAGTTCGGCTTCCTTGTCGGTCTCGGCCTGCCCGAGGATCAGGCTGTCCGCCGCCGTACCGCCGATGCGGTAGTTGGTGTCCAGCAGGGCCTTCACGTCCGCGTTCTTGTAGAAGCGGTCGTAGGCTTCCTCGCCCATGATGATGTCGGTGATGCGCCCGCCCGAGAGCTTGCGCGCCAGCTTCATCTTCACGTTGAGGTCGTCGAGCGGAGTGGCCGCCGATTCGCCCCAGCGCGCGGTGCCCGCCAGAACTTCGGTCAGACCGGCATCGCGGTTGAAGTCGATGGTGACGCGCGGGTAGTCCTCGCCTTCCACCACGACCGAACCGTTGACGAGTGCCTGAGCGCACATCCAGTTGATCCGGCGCTCGATCATCTCGCGCTCGATCCGGAAGTTCTCGGCGATGGTCGCGTCATACCGCTGCTCCGGGGTCAGCGAACCCGTGCCGATGGCTTCCCCGGCGCGGCGCTTGAACTGCTGGTTGATGTCGATGTCGTGCTTCGGCTTGACGTAGGCGGGCTTGAACGACCGGGTGTCGAAACCACCCTTCGCCATCACGCGGCCCTCGACGTGCGGGGCAACGAACGGCGCAAGGATGTAACGATCCTCGGTGATCTCGTCGAACATCACCTTCTCGGTCGTGAAGGTGATTTCGTCCGGAAACCACTGGAGGAAGAAAAGCGGGTCGATCTGCTGGCGGTTCTGAACGCCAATCAGGGTCATCGTATCGTAGAGTTCAACGGCCATGTGGCGTCTCCTTCGCAGGTCCCCCGTCCCTATGAACGGCTTGGGGAGATGGTTACTCGAAATTCCCGGCGACTACAATAGCCGCCGGGAACAGAAAGCGTGGATCAAGCCAGACGCTTGACCCGGAACGGCGCACCCGCGACATCGAGCGCAGCGTTGCGCTCCAGCCACGTATCGAGAGCCGCAGGCCAGACCAGCAGATCGGGATTGAAGCAGCCGCCGACGTAGATTTCCGCGTTGCGGTCGCCTGCCGGACTGGTCGTGTTGATCGCCGTAGCGAGAACGCCGACCGGCTTGGCTTCGCTGTCCAGTGCCGCCGGGTCCCACGGGACGATCTTGTTGGCAGCGTCGAAAGCGACGATGGTGCCGAAAGCGAGGTCCTGACCAGTCAGTACGAGAGCGGGCTTGGTCTTGATCTCGTCCTCAGCCGTGAAAAGCTGGGTCGGCGTGTACTGGCCTTCAAGGGTGTTGCCCTGAGCGGCCCAGTCGGCGTTGGTGTAACCGTCAGCCATTGGTAGGTTCTCCTGTTGAAATGATTTCCACGGAGAGCCAGAGCGAGCTTACGCCCGCGCCGACTCCATCTTGCGGCCAGTTGCCGCCGACTGCGCCCCGAGGATTCGGGCGACGTTGGCCGAAACCGCGTCACCGTCACCGCCGTTGCTGCCCCCGTCCGGGCCGACGTTCGGGTGGCTGCCGCCATCCATCGCCTGCTCGAACTGCGACTTGCTCTTGGCCTTGTCGTCGCCAGCGTCGTCCTCGGCGTATTCCTCGTCGCCGTCGTCGTCGCCCTTCTTCTTCTTGGCCTTCTTGCCATCGCTGGCTTCTTCGCCGTCAGCGCCTTCGGCTTCCTGCGCCGGGGCCTCAGCCTTCGGCGAAGCCTTGAGAATCGCGGCAGCCTGCTCGACGGTCATATCCGTGTCGTAGGCAAGGTGTTCAGCGAGACCTTCGCGGCCCTTCGCTTCTTCGTGGGTCATGATGCCCTTGATGCGAGCCTTCGCTTCCTGTGCGACGGCGGCCCGATCCTCGGAACTGATTTCTGCCATGGTAACTTCCTCCTGAGAGTCATCGGTGATAGGTTCGTCGTTGCCAAGTTCAGCGACGAACGATGCCACCGCCGTTGTGGGAGACTCCGCCGCGTCGATCAGGCCGAGCGACAACGCTTCCGTGGGCCTCATTACACGAGCCTCGGTGCCCTTGACAACACTTTCTTCGATGCCGCGAAATTCGGCCACCGCGCGGTGGAACTCGGTCGCCCGTTCATCCACCATGGATTGCAGGTAAGCCCGGTCCTCGTCGGACATCGGTTCGTACATATTCCCGCTCGTCTTGAACTTGCCGTTCTTGACAAACTCGGTGTCGATCCCCCACTCAGTCAGCATCTTGGCGATGTTCATGTGCAGGATGTAGACACCGATGCTGCCGACCGATCCGGACGGCGCGCAGACGATCCGGTTGCAGGGTGCCGCCAGCCAAAAGCCGCCGGAGGCGGACAGACTGTTGACGAGAGCCATGGTCGGCTTCTCCAGCGCCGCGATCTCGCGCGCCAGTTCGTCGCAACCGGCAGCCTCGCCGCCCGGCGAATCGTGATCGAACACGATCAACCGCACGTCAGGGTCCTTGTCGGCAAGGTTCATCTGCTTCCGGATGAAGTCGTAGCCGGTGACGTAGCCCCAGCAGTAGTTGAAGCGGTTGACCAGAATCCCGTGAACCGGGATGACCGCCACCCCGTCCTGATAGATAAAGGGCTTCGACGGGCCGTCCGGGCCTTCCTCGTAGCCCCATGCGGAAGCCACTTCGCCCCGGACCTCCTGCCAAGCGGCCACCGGGTCCGTCACCTGTTCGGCTTCGCTGAGCAGGCCCATGAGCATTGATTCGGCGTGGCGGTCGCTGATAAGGCAGTCGCCCGCCGACATGCGGGTGAGTACCTGCGCCATGAGACCGCGCTTACGCAGCTTCGTCATTGTGTGCCTCCATTTCCGCCCAGTACCAGATCGCCGAAGTGGCGCGCAAGCTCAGCAGGCAGGCGCACGGTGACGTTGTCCCCGTTGTCGTCCATCTCTGCCTCGTCCTGAGCCTCCTGAGCGTCCTCAGCGTCGTCCTGCTGGGCCTGATCGCCCCCTTGGCCGGTGTTGCCCTTGTTGGTGCCCATGTCGAACACCAGCGAGCGTTCTGCCATGACACCGGCTTCCAGTGCCTTCTGCTCGAAAATCTCGCGCCAGTCCTCGCCGAGCCGCCCGATCTCGATCTCATAAGTGGACAAGCCCGCCTTGATCCGGAGGATCGCGGCCTGCGTTTCCTTGAGTTCGTCGATCTGGCCCGTCCCGGTCCCGATCCAAGCGCACCGGCTGAAAGCCTCCCGCATCAGAGGCCGGTAGAAGTCGTCGCGGGTGAAGCCCGGCGGCAGCGGGACCTCGCCCTGAGCGATGAACTCCTCCAGCACGTTGCCGTAGATCGCCGTCGCAAGCCGGTCGGCGACCATCTTCTTACGAGCGCGCATGGAGCGCCGGGTGTTCTCGGTCGAGAGCTTGGCAGTCGCATAGGACATACGAGAATAGTCCCGGCTGAACTCAGCGTAGTCCATACCCAGCGCCGCCGCCGTATGGCGCAGCAGGGAAGCCTCGAAATCAGTTCCGACCCCGCCGGGAGTGCCCAGCGTTTTCATGTTGAGCTTGGTGCCCGGATACAGGTGAGGAATCATAGCGCCATCGAGCGCAATGTTCTCGGCCCCGGCGAGGTACTTCTGGAGACCCGCCAGATACGCACCGATGGCATCGTTGAGCGACTCGGGGTTCGAGGCATCGCCGCCCATGGCAACGATCATCTCGGCGGTCGGCATCTCCGATTCGATTGCCGCGCAGTAGGTCGCATTGATGACCGCGTTCTGGAGAACCACGTCCTGCAAGTGCTTGGTCATCCGCATACGCTTGAGGGCCGCGACCATATCGGCCACGCCGCGATGCTGGTCCGGGAAAAGCTGCTCGATGATATGGATCACCTGCGGACGGCCCCACGGCTTCATGCGCGGGATGTACGCGAAGTCGAGCATGTTGTAGTCGCCGGACCAGAACGAGTTCGGGTGGTTCCGCTGGATGTAGTAGCCGAGGGGCTTGCCCCGGCTGTCCACCTTGACCCCCCGCCGCAGATCGCGAGTGTCGCTGTTCCAATCCGGGTTGCGAAGGCGGCTGGGATCGACCGACTGGAAGCACGTCTTGATCGGTCGCCCGGCAGAGCGATCCCACTCCGAGGTCTCCAGAACTTCGCCGGTCATGACAAACCCGGCCACCGCGAGCCTGATCTTGCCGGTGAAGGTGTTCATGCCCGCCGCGTCGAGATAGCAGGCTTCGCTCTCGGCGATCAGGTGGAACCGATCCTCGATAATCCGCTGCGCCTCGTCGGCCCATTCCTTCGTGCCGCCGGGAATCATCTTCCACGCGATCTTGGCGTTCAAGCGGAACTGCGCGCCGACGATGGAATCCATGTGCGACTGGATCGCGCCACGGGCGTAGCCATCGTTGATGACCATGTCCTTCGCCCGCGCGTCGGCAGGCTCCTTGACGCTGTTGATCGCCCGGTCAGGCGGAACCGAGGCCACCTGCCAGTTGTAAGTCTCGCGGCTGGTACGCTCAGCCCCCTCCAGACCTCCGCCGAGCGCCTGCTCGTTGCGGGAAATCTGGACATCGGTGCGCCCCCGGATGGACTCGCCGAACTCCTGAGCTTGCTGCTGGCCTGCCATCTAGTAGCGCCTCCGTCCGAAAGTGAACCGGATCGGCCCGCGATAGGTCGCAAGCGTCGATCCGGTGCATTGTGCCTTCTCGTTCTCCAGTTGCCGGATATACGAGAGCAAGCTGTTGATGTTGGTTCGAGAGTAGGACACGCTCTCGCCGTTCTGGTCAACGAAACGAGAGACGGCCTGCCCGAGAATAAGATCGTCGTACGCCTTCCGAGCGGCGGCAAGGCGAGCGTCGATAGTGGAGCAGTCTGCCATGGGGCCGGTCCTCAAGCGATCTTGGAAGCGATTTCGGTGAGGTCATAACGAGTTTTTGCGCGCTCTGCAAACGGTTCGGTGCCGGGCTTGACAATAAACGGGTTATTAGGGTCCTGCGGGTCTGCCCAGACCGGCACATTCTGCCAAAAACTCGGGCGCTCGCAACGGATGTACTTAGTCATGCACAGACCAATAGCATAGTACAGCAAGTCCCACGCTTCGTTATTACGTACACCGGGCGCTTTTACCCAGCCCTTCTCCTTGAAGATTTCAGAACAGAACTCCTTAAACAGCCAAGCCGGGTTCCACTTCGGGATGCGAACCATCCCTTTACATGGAACTTCGGACGCAAGACGGTTGTTGGCTTCGTTCTTCAATAGGTTCGAGTTCAACTGCCAGACCGGGACATCCCCTCTGGCCGTGGCGAGGTTCTTGCGGTCGCTCGCGTCCGGGAATGTCTCGCGAACCTGCGGCGCGTTCGGGGTGCCGGTACCCTTGAGCAAAAGGAAACGGTTTCCAAGCCCGAGAGCCTTGATCGAGCGCCAGAACGCGTAAGCGTTGGCGGTAACGCCCGCCTTACCGCCAGAGTCGCAACCGACGATCCGAATCGCCATGCGCTCCTCTCGGCCTTGCATCGGGTATGTCCGCTTGATGACTTGGTCGATCAAGAGGTCCCAGTCCTCTAGATACGTGCCCGGCTTGACCCACTGAACATCTCCGTCGTCGTCCCGGCGAAGGGACTTACGGATGTCGAACCGCTCGACAAGCGCCAGATCGTACGGCTCACCGGGGATTACGCTCCAGACCTGTACGACGAACATGTTCTTCTGCACGTCAACCGTGGCGATCAGGAAAGCCGTCTCGGAAATGATTTCGATCTCGCCGGTCTCCGCGTTGCGCCCGAAGTCCTCTGCTCTCGACATCATGTCCTCGGGCGTACGCTCTGCGGCAGCCGCCTTCGGCTTGTACGGACGGCCCAAGTCGGTGTTGTAGAACTTCCGCAGCGGCTCCTCATTGAGCGTCGAATCGAACTCCTCCTCCGCTGTCAGGTAGGCCGCGACGAGCTTAGGCCAATTCGTGAAGGCCGCCGAGCAGCCCTCCAGCCAGTAGCTCGCGTACTTGGAGCGACGGGGAGTGCCTACCACCCGGCCATGCTCGATCCGGCAGCCGTCGGGCAGCCAGAGACCGTTCTGGGCCAGCGTGAAGCGTTCGTCCGGGTGGATGTGGCCTTCGCACACCGGGCACTTGAGCCGGACCGTCTCAGCCGCGTCAAGGCCGTTCGCAAAGGGGTCCCACTCCAGAAGCTCGAACCGAGGCTCGAAATACTCCCCGCAGCGTCCGCAGGGGATGTACCAGCGCCGACGGTCGCCTCGGTTGTAGAGCGCGAGGATGCCGGTAGTCGGCGGGGCCTCGTGCGGAGTCTTGGGGACATAGCGGAAGTCAGTGATCTCCCGGCTGGGCGAGGACTCGCAGAGCGTCATGGCGAAGGAGCCGTACGAGGTCGTGCGCTTGGTCGCCAGATCGAAGGGATCGCCTTCGCCGTCGATGTCGTCCTCCATGCGGTCGCGGTCGGTCAGCGCGATCCGGGGGATCGGCTTACCGGCAAGCTCGGCCTTGGTCGGCCACGCGAGACCGAGGATCGTCCCGTTCTTGTAGTGCTTGTCGAACTTATTGTCCGCGTCTCGGCTCTCCAGCAACTCCTTGCCTACCAGTTCCGAGTCGCGGTGCAGGCGGTCGATACGCCGGTTCGAGAAGTCGCGGGCATTGCCTTGGGTCGGCGAGAAGATCGTCATGTCCGACGGCTCGGCGCGGATCGAGTAGCCCGCCCAGTTCAGGATAAGCTCGGTCTTGCCGCACTGGGCCGGGCCGACGAAGATCACTGCATCGAGATCAGGATCGACCAGCTTGTCCAGCGGCTCACGGAGATAGGGCGCGTAGGAAAAGCGCCAAGGCCCCACGTAGCCCGGCGCGTTATTCAGGTACCGCTCTTGCTCTGCCCACTCAGACGGCTTCCGGTGATCGGGATCGAGCCAGACTTGCTCGACCGTCTGGCAGACAACATCTCCGAGGTCCCTATAGCCCGTTATACTCGTCCTCGGCTTCCGAGGCGCTAGGAACTCCAGTTCCTCGGTCGTCAACCGGCTCGTGTTCACGAACGAGGAGAGGGCCGTCAGGTCCGCATCCTGCGTCGTACTCGGGGCCGTCGCCATAACCTTCAAACTCCTTCATGATTGCCTTGCGGCCTTCGACCAGCGCCCCTTCGACGACGCGCCGGACCACGGCCTTTTGCTCCCGGCTCAGCCCGGCTTCACGCTCGATAGTGTCCGGGAGCAGGAGCAAGATCATCCGGACGCTGTTGAACAGGACAGAGATCAGCCGCACGACGCGGCTGGTGCGCCAGAGATCACCAATCATCTCCTCGTACGACGCACGGGTTTTCTGGGCGCTCCAGAAAGCGTTCTGGAGCATCGGAGGCAAGTCCGAGTGGTTCATGTTCATGATGACCCGCTCGATGTCGTAGCCGGGCTTCACGAGCCGGGAAGCGGCCTCCGGGATCGAGTAGATCGGGGTGCCCCGGCGGCGACCGACCGGCACGAGGCTGGAGACCTTACTGGTCACGACCTTGGGGTCCATCTTGAACATCAAGGCAAGCTGCCGGACGCTCGCGCCCTCGTAGATGATGGCCGAGGTCTCCGAGTCGTCTGCCCGAGCCGTATCCGCGTAATCAGCCTGCTTTCGCGCCGCCGAAGCCACCTAAAGTCCTTTCCACATTTTCTCGCGAGCCGTGTAGATCGCGTCCTCGGGGGTCTCGCCCTCCCCGGTCGCGTAGACGCTGCCATGACAGATCACCGCACTGATACTATGCCCCGGCGCGTAAAGCGAGCAGTAAAACGGCCCCGATCCATCCCTGTTGACCTGAAACAGTGATCCGATGATCGTTGCTTCGCTAGTCAAAAGCGTCTGCAAGTGAGGCTCTATCGTTGGTCTGGGCATGTTCGACTCCTGTGATTTCCGACCGAAGTTTCTGGATATAGCGGAAAAGCGCGTTCTGTGCATCCTCTTTCGCTTGCAGCCGTTTGACCGCAACCTCGTCTGCCGACCCCTTGACTACCAGCGGCCACGAGCGGACCGGGCGCGTCTGGCCTTGGCGAGCGAGGCGCTTGTGTATCTGGTACCACTTCTCGTAGGACCAGAACATGTCGAAGATCGCGATATCATGGCCCGGTCCCTTCTGGAGGTTGAGACCGAACTCGCTGCCTTGCGGGTGTACTGCAAGCAGACCGATCTTGCCCTTGTTCCATGCGTCCTGCTGACTGCCCTGCCGGTCCATGACTTGCATCTTCGGAAACGCTTTCCGCAGACGGGAGAGGCTAGATTGCCACCAGTAAACCAGCAGGATCGGCTCACCCTGTAGCTCGTCAATCAATTGCCGTAGCTCCTCGATCTTATGATCGTGGATCGCTCGCGCCCGCTTGTCCTTGTCGTAGACTGCGCCAGAACAGAACTGGAGGAGCTTCTGGCTCAGGCTCGCCGGGTTGTCTGCGTCGATGAACTCGTCAGGGCTGTCCGGCAGCTTGTCGAACTTACCGCTGTCTGGCAGGCGCAGAATCCGGCTCTCGATGAACTCACGCTCCATCTCCCGAAGCTCAGGTCCAAGCTCGATCTTGCGGGTCAGGTCGGCCCATCCTGTAGCGACGGCAGGCAGGTGATCCTCGGCTTTCGCCACAAGGCACAGATCGGCCATCTGGGTCGAGATGATCTTGTCGTGGCCCTTCTTGAGCTTGTAGCTGAACGTCTTGCTCTGGTAGGTGAAGTGCTGGTCCCGCCAGTACGTGATCGCGTTGCCCCATAGCTCCCCGGTGTCCATGAGCCATCGCTGGCTGAACAACTTCTGGTAGCCCTCTGCGGCTGGTGTCGCGGTCATCTGGATAAACGACTTCAACTCCCGGCGCAGAGCGCGCATGGCCTTGAACCGCTCGGTGTTGTGGTCCCCGAGATCGCTGGCCTCGTCATAGATCGCGTCATCATACGGGCAGCCTCGGCGCTCCTCCTTGAGGACATCCACGAGCCAAGGCAGCGCCTCTCGGTTGATAAAATGGAGCGGCACGTCCTTGCGAAGTTGCGCCCGGCGCAGGCGGTCCTTGAACTGGGTCGTAAGCGTCCCGGCTGCCCGGTCAGCCTCCTCCGGCGGCAGACCGCCGTGAGCGTGAAGCCAGCGGTTGTGCTTCGCGAGCCGGTCGAACTCGTACATGTCGGTCAGGCGAGGGAAAACCGGAGACAGACCGGCAGTCCAGAACTCGGTCCACTTGCGCTCCAGAGAGGCCCGGCAAAGCCCCTCATAGACATCAAGCTCCCAGTTCTCCAGACCTCCGGATCGAGCGCGGGTGTATGCGTCCTTCCGGAACTCCTTGACCTCGGGGTCGGTGTCCTCCGCCCGGATAAGCTGGTACTCGGTGTCCACGAGATGCTGCCACTCAGCAAGCTCGTTGGGCCACGTCTGGCAGGCAACTCGGATAGGCGCGATCACCAGCGCCCGGCGGCTGACATGCAGATGCTTGAGCCGTTGCACGAGATAGGTCAGGCCGATGGCAGTCTTGCCCAACCCTGCGTCGTAATACAAGCCGCAGTACGGGTGCAGGTGGCAATGCGCCAACCCGTCCCATTGGTACTGATGGAACTGCTCTAGGGTCAACATGGAAATGATTTCCGGTCTACGAACACCTTGGCGACTTCGTAGAAGGTATCTTCTCCCCAGTTACCGAGCGCAGCGTTCAAGCAGAACAGGATCACTCGAACATTTCCGGGCACGTATCCTAGTTCGGGCTGGATACGATCAAGACTCGGACTATCGAATCGCGGCTCAGCCGTAGGGTTAAACGGAAGCCCGGTCAAAGCGCAACCTTGCGAAATCATTTCGTCTACCTCTGCTTCGTACCCGTCGAGAGCAAACACGACACCGCTTTTGCGGCAACGCATCTTGGCTCCGCGAATAAGAAACCGAGCGCGATGACGCAACCGAGTCTCTCTAGCATATTTCAGGTGACATTCGCTGCACTGAGGGGTTCGTCCGTCCGTCCGGCATCGCACGGTTGCGATGGAACTGCTCTAGCGGCTTCTCCTCGCCACAACGAGTGCAACGCTTCTTCGTCATAACCTAGCTGCTGCCTGCATCTTGCGTACCTGCTCCCAGAACTCCCGGCGCGAGTGCGCAACGATCACCGTCTCGCCTTGCGCCCTAAGCTCCTCGTGCCGGAGCAACTGGTGAGGCTCGGGCTGCTCGCCCTCCGCCTTCCACTCGCACCAGAACGACGGGATACCGAGACCCTTGGCCGCGTACCAGCGATCAGGCCATCCATCGTGATTGGCGACCATGATCTTGAGTTCGACATGGCCGAGCTTACGCCATTCCGCGCTAGTGGCCCGCTCGTCAACGGACTCCTTCTTCCGGGCCTTCCTCGGTCTCACAGGCCGCCCATGTCCATCGCGCCGACGTTGACCGGGCACTCCAGCAGCCGGTCAATCATCTCCGTAGTGCAAGGCCCTTGGTGGCCGCGAACCCAGACAACCCACATGCAGTCCATGAGAGGTGACTTGCCGCGCTCCTTCTCAAGGAAAGCGGGCCGCCACGTCAGGTTAAGCTCCTTGTAAGGCTTGGTCTCACGGAACAGCTTCTTCCGATTCCTCGTGTTCCAGTACTGCGCCTTGAGGAGCATGACTACGACCGGGGCCTGCTCCAGAGCTTGCCGGATAAAAGCGTCAGCGGCCACGAAGGGAGGATTGGTCGCCACGAGATCGTACGACTGATCGTGGTAAGGAGAGACGGGATCAAGGAAGTCGATCCCGCCAACCCCGCCCGTCACGTCAGGCCGCAGATCGGTAGCCGTGACGCGGTAGCCGAACTGCTCAAGCGGCCTGACCATCTGGCCGTCCGCGCAAGCAGGCTCCCACACTTTCGCGTCAGGGGGGACCAGATCGGCGATATGCGGCAACAGGCTGTAGGTGCAATCGACTGGCGTGGGGTAGAGATCAGCAGGCTTGCGCGCCCACTTCTTCATCGCCTCGGTGATCGCTCCCGCCATCCCGACGGCCTTGGCGGGCCTGCTTTCCAGCGGCTCGATCAGGCTCACGTCGATATCCTCCAGCGTAGCCAGATTAAGGAACTTCGGGTCATCGCTGACATCTTCGGAGAGCGCGCCGTCTGCCGAGTTCTGCCAGTCTCCCGGCTCAGAGAGGAACAGGCTATCGCTTTCAGGGTGGTAGAACAGGCGCATCGTCAATCCTTCTTGTAAACTCGACCCTCATACCCGGCAGCGTTGAGCGGCATGGTACGCAGGAAGGCGTATTTCTCTTGGATAGCTTTAGTCATGCAATGGCGCAAGCCGTCGAGGTTGTGGACCTCGTCGTCCTCGTCCTCCTCGGAAATGATTTCGTCGTGAACATGCCCGCAGATGTAGTAGCCTGCCTCGTGCGCCGCCAGCATCCCGAAACCGAGGATGTCGCGGGCGAGGGCCTGCACGAAGTTCTCGATGAACTTGCCGCCGTGGCTCTCGATACGCTTCCATTGCTGCGTGATCTGGCACTTTCCCATGTACGAGATATTGGTCCGCATGTACGGGCCGTAGCGACCCTCTGCCTCGTACTTCTCGACCCGAAGCTGGTAGTACCACATAGACCGGCCTGACGGCAGCCCAACGCGCAGGAAAGGCTTGACGATCTGGAACTCCAGATGGCCCCACTTCACGATCTTGCCGCCCGCCGCCATGGCGCGCTCGATGGTATCCTCGATCTGGTACCAAGCGTTCTTGATCTCGCTGTAGGTATCCCGGAACACATCCACGGCGCGGTTGGCCTCCTCGCGCGTCATCTGGATACCCATGTTCTCGGCGTACGCCCAGAGGCCGGTTTTCTCGCCGTCTCGTAGCTCGCCGCCTGACAGACGATAGCCTGCGCCCAACACCGCAGGCTTAGCGCCCGATCTCTGCGCCTTGGTGACTTCCTCATAGGGCACACCATACAGATCGGTCGCGAAGTCCTTGTAAGCGCACTTGCCACTCCAGAACACATTCAAGCCGCGCTCGCAATCCGTGATCCAGAAGATCACCACCGACTCAATCGAGGAGAGATCGCTGACAACGAGCTTCTTGCCTTCGGAAGCCTGAATCGTGGATCGGACGCATCCGGCCACCGCGTCCATCTGTTCGCCCGCGAACACGCCCAGAGTGGCGTAATCTCCGGCTTCGATCAGGCTATTGCAGTAGTCGAGCCGGTCAAAGTTGATGTAGTCCTCCGGCTCAAGCCATTTTGGCGTTCTGGGGAGGTTCTGCGGCTGGAGCGCCCGACCGGCCCAGCGGTTCGTCCGCGAGCCGCCTGCGTACTGGAAACAGTGGCGCAAGCGGTCGTCGTCGGCGAGCCGGTCCATGGTCGCTTCGTACTTGGTCGTCGAAGTCTTGCTCGATGCCTGCCGCATCCGCAGGACAGTCCGGCACTCTGCCGTCAGGACAGCGTTGCCCTCCACCTGACCCAGCGGATTGAAGTACGCCTCCGGGTAGCTGTTCGGTACGAGCTTTCTCTGCTCGTAGTCGTAGGTCGGCGAGGGGTTGCGGACTTCCTCCTCCTCTGCCGCCAGCAGCTTGACTATGTTCTGTTTCTGGAGGTTTTCGTACGGGTAGCCCCGGTCGATCAGCCACGGGAGAAGCTGAGCGCCGCTGTTGGCGTTCGCGAGACCTGTGATCCGGTTCTGCTCGGAAATGAGTTCCGTCTTACGACGCCCTGCGATTGCCAGTGCGTTCTCGACGAACCGGCGGTTAATCGGGAGGCCCCGGTCGTTGATGATCTGGTCAAGCTCGTACAGGTCCCACTGGAAGTCCGGGACCCCGAACTTAATCAGCTTGGACCAAAGCTCTTTCTCCGATTCATTGTCTCGGATACAGTACTTCTTGAACGTCTCCCAATCCTCGGGATCGCTGTGTTGGTCGCGCCAGACGAAGGGCTGCTTCTTCGTCGGCTTGTTGGGCATACAGAACTCTCGGATCAGCGCCCGGCCACGGGGGTCCTTCCGGTGGCGCAGGGACATCTGGTCCGCGATGTCGTCGAGACCGCCCATGAACGAGAACATGTAGGCGAGCGCCATGGAGCAGCGCCACGGCTTGTAGGTGCGCTCGATCTCCAGCCCGATCTGGCGCTTGAGGACGCGCCAAGCGATCCACCGCTCGAACTGAGCGTTGAACGCAATCTTATCGACCTCCGGGTCCCGCAGGGCCTCCTTGAGGTCGGAGGGTATCGGCTCCCCTTCTGCTGGGACCCAAAGCTGGGTCGGTTCGTCGTCGAGAGACCACGAACACATGAGAACCTTGGTGGACTGGTGAGACGAGTAAAGGTCGATCCCCTGAGCAAGGAGATCGACTTCACTCTTGACTTCGTAGTCGTGGTGGAGTCGGGTGCGTCCCATAGCAGATCAGAGGCGGTGGCGGCCCGGCTCCCCGTGCGATCTCCCGCACGACTTGTCCGGGCCGCCGGGCCGCCTTACAGGCCGCCCATATCGTCGTCGTCACCGCCGCCGAATCCGCCCTCGTCGTCATCGTCGAACGACGCGATGGCCTGATCCTTGGAGATGCCGCCCTCAGCGATCAGCGGGCCTTCGCGGCGGAGACGGACGGCGCGCAGGCTCGCGTTAATACGCTTGCCATGCTCGTTATCCTGCCACCACGGCTGGACCAGCATGTCGATGTAGTAGCCAGCCTTGATGTTGGCCTTGATTTCCTCGGGCGATTCCATCTCGGACTTGTCCGGGTGGAGGACCGTGGGCTTCTCGGTTTCGCGGCTGGCGACGATCCAAGCGCCCGCGTACTCGGGCTTCTTGGTCGGACCCCCATCGCGGATGAACTTGAGGTCATCCTTGATGTCGGTGCCCTTGTTGCGATCCTTGAGGATGTCATCACAGACTTCCAGCAAGAGGTCGATGGCGGGCTGGTGCGTCTTGGTCGGCAGGATGCCCGTTGCCGAGTAGGCCGGGGTGTCCTTGTCGTTCTTCCGCCACATCTTATCGACGTGGGGGTAGCTGATCCGAACATCGGCGATCAGGATCGTGCCATCGCTGTAGAGCTTGGCAATGGTCTGACCGGCAGCGTTCTTGGCCGACTTGACGACGGTACGGGGGGTGGCAGTCTCACTCATATTCGTATTCCTTGCTTCACGAGTTACCGATGGAATCTACGTCGTCATCGAACGCAGACACCGCTGACGCAATCCCCTCCCGCTTGTCGCTGGCTGGGATCATCGTCACTTTCCCCGGCGGCTGATAGACGAACGGCGCAATTCTCGCGTCGTTCTCCTTGATCGTGCCCCCAAGGGAAACCCTTAATAGCTGAACTGCCTGAGCAGGGGAAATGAATTTTTGCTCGTACATGTCGATATCCGTAATACCACGACCTCTGAGCATACGACGAGCGGCCTTCTCGTCTGTCCATTTACGGTTCCCCGCCCGGCCCATACCGAGTTTTTGCCCCGGAACTTCGACATCCATCTCCAGCTTCTTGAGCAGATAGTCGTACATCTCCCGGAAATACTTCTCCAGAATCGGTCGCCACTCGTAAATCTGGGCGAGCCGTTCGACCGGGACTTCGTTGAAAGCAGGGAGCCGGGGCGTGGAAACCATTTCCTGCTCGATCACGGCCACGGCTTGAGACGGGGTCATCTCGGTATCATCGAGATCGTCGAAGCTGGCTGCCGCGAGCTTGACCTTGACGGCGGCGAGCGCCGGGCAGGCGAACCGGGCCGGGCAGTACTCGCAAGCAATCGGGTCCGGGTTGTACGGAGCCTCCGGGTCCCACGCCTTGTGCGCGGCCTCGCGATACCGCTCCCCGAACTCAAGAAGTTGCTCTCGGGTGATGGTCCAGACATCGTAGTTATCCCGGCGCGGCTGGACGATCTGAATCTCGATGGTCTGGAAGTTGTAGAGCCAGTCAAGCTCCTCGAACGCGCCCAGAGCATACGCCTGCCCTTGCTCGTTATCTTCGGCCTCGACCCAAACCTTGCCGTACTTGAGGTCCTTGACGCGCAGGATGCCCCACTCGGCGCTAATGTGATCGGAAGTGCCGAAGCTGGGGACAGGGGTATATTTGGAAAGATCAACCTTGACTTCGACGTAGTGCTTGCCGGGCATCGTCGAGACCAGCGACACGTACTCCTCGACGTAGGAAATCATTTCCTCGGTGATCTCGATCTCGAACCCGTCTTTCTCGTGGATCGTGCCCAAATGTCGATAAGGATTGCCATTGAGAAGCCAGTCCTCGGCCAGCCAGTGCGCTATGGACCCCTCTGCCGCGTAGTAGCTCGGGTTGTCGCCTGCCAGATGTCCGGCAATAAGGGATCGCGGGCAACGCATCCAGCGGTGTGCGCTAGACGGCCCAAAGATCGAGTGGCCCGTGGCGTTCTTGTCCGCGAGCATCTGGTCAGTGATCGGATGGTGTTCGGACATGGTATCCCCGGCTTAGTAGGAGACCGGGCTTGGGTCGCAGTAGCCCGGTCTCCAACTAAGCCGGGGAAGGCTTACGCGTCGTCGAAGCACGTTCACCTTCCCCGGCCCCTCGGTGCGACCCGAGGGCTGGCAGTCCGCGCTTGGCTCGGGATCAACGCCCGCGCAGACTGCCGATCTCGATGGCTCAGAGGCCGCCGTTGTCGTCGCCTTCCGGCTCCTCGGCGAGCTTTTCCTCCGCCGCATCCCAGTACTTCTGCCAGTTGGCAGCGTCGGCGATCAGGTTCGCCAGCTTCTCGTGGCCCTGCTCACGGATCAACGCCTTCGCCGCCGCATCGCCGTGCTTCTGCTGGACTTCGAGGAACTTGTCGCGAAGCTGGTCGGCGGTGAAGCTCGGCTTCTCCTCCTTCGCCTTCGGGGCGCGCTTCGGCTTCTCAGCCGCCGCTGCCGCCGGGGCACCTGCACCGTTCGCCAGCATTTCCTTGATGGCGGCAACGTCCGCCGCGATCTGTTCGATCATACCCATGGTATTGACTTCTCCGGTTGTGGATAATTCGACCGCTCCCCGAATCGGGTTGCCTCACGTACTTGCCCCATGCCCCCATTTACTGTCAATAGGGCAAAACTTACTTGCGTTAAAATAGCAGATCGGGCACGTTGCAGCCGAATCGAGGGCTAAGGGCTTTCCATGTCAGTAGAGAAATTTCCGATCCCGGCTTGGGTTGAGCCGGGCCAGAGAGCCGAGTTTGTCGTAAGACTGGCCGCGTTCTACCACGACAAAAGCGGGAGCCTCGGGAAGCTGTCTCAGGCTCTCGGCGGCTCGTCGTCGATGCTGCACATGCAACTCAACACGACCGGCACCATAACCGTCAACACCTGTCTCAAGATCGAGGAGCTTCTGGGCCGCGAGACCTTTCCGCGCGAATTTTTGCGTCCTGACATCTTCGTCGCGGAGTGACCGGAGCTATGGCCGCGCGGCGCTACATGGAAGAATTTGGCGTTGATATCGCCAAGAACGGTTACGAGGTCATCCCGATCATTCCGGGCGAGAAGCGCCCGGCTGGCAAGAACTGGCAGAAGCTCGCCGGTACGGTCGAAGGCGTTCACGACTACATCGCCGATGGTAAAGGTGGTCACGGGATCGGCATCAAGTCCCGGCTGGTCCCGGCTATCGACATCGACCTCCGCGACGAGGATATGATCGCCCGCGTTCAGGAGATTATCCTCAAGGTCGTAGGCGACACTCCGCTCAAGCGAATCGGTTTCGCGCCCAAGGTCCTCTGGGTCTACCGCCAAGAGAAGGGCGGCATGTTCCCGAAGGTCGATACCGGCATGTGGCTGGACAGTCAGGGCCGGGACTCCAAGGTCGAAATCCTCGCCGACGGCCAGCAGTTCGTCGCGGCGCATGTCCACCCGGATACGGGCAAGCCCTATAAGTGGCTGGGGGCTTCTCCGTTGACCCTGCCTCGGTCGGAACTCCCGATCCTGACGCACGATCAGGCCAAGGAGATCAAGGAAAAGGTCCTCAGCCTGTTCCTCGAACACGGCTGGACCAAGAAAACGAAGAACGCGATCACCCGTCTGGTCAACCCGATTGACGATGACGACGACGATCCTTTCAGCGCCTACCGGCCCAAGGTCCAGATCGGCGACGAGGAGCTTGAGCGCAGGCTGTTCCTGATCGAGGACAACACGGACCACGATACGTGGTTCCAGATCGGCATGGCGCTGTACCACCAGTACGACGGCGGGCAGGAGGGCTTCGACCTCTGGGACCGCTGGTCGCAATCGGCGCATAACTATGATCGCAAGGCTCTGGAGGACCGCTGGCCGACCTTCAACAACCGCGACAAAGCGCATATCCCGATCACCTGCCGGATCATCCTCAAGCTCTCCAAGGAAGCGGCGGCTCAGCAATCGAAGCAACTGATCGAGGACTTCCTCGACGGTATCCACCGTGCGACGACCGTGGACGAGCTTACGGCTGTGTGCGCCCAGATCAAGCTGATCGAACTCCCGGCACACAACCGGGAACTGATCCTTGGCAAGGTCAAGCAGAACTGGAAGCGGATCACCGGGGAGAACCCGAGAATCGGTTTCGTTCGCGAACTGATTCGGTACGAGAACACCGAAATGATTTCCGCGCCGCCGTGGGTCAAGCCGTGGGTCTACTGCTCGGAGACCGACGAGCTTTTCAACATCGTCAACCGGACCCAGCTTACCCGCGCTGCCTTCAACGTGGCCCACTCCCGCTATCTGCTCACTCCGACCGAGCGGCTGGAAGGCAAGTCCACCCCGGAGACGCAGCCGGTCGATGCTGCCGTCAATCTGTATCAGATTCCCATCGTCTATAACCGCATGTTCATGCCGGGACAGCCGACACTCTACTCGTACGACGGGATCGACTACGCGAACAGCTACACGGAAGCCGGAATCCCGGAACTTCCGGGGCCGCTTTCGCCGGTCGAGGAGGAGGCCGTTCAGATTTTCCTCGGACACCTTGAGCATATCATCGCGAACGAGAACGACCGTCGAATATTCCTCGATTTCCTGACCTTCATCGTCAAGTACCCCGGCCAGCGGGTGAACTGGGCGATCCTGTTGCAGGGTGCCGAGGGCGACGGTAAGTCGTTCTTCTCGGCGGTCCTGAGCGCCGTTCTGGGCGAGAACAACGTCAACCTGATCGCGGGCAACGCGCTGGAGGAGAAGTACAACCCGTGGGCGGAAAACGCTCTGGTGTGCTTCATCGAGGACGTGCGCCTGCACGGCAACAATCGCTTCGACGCTATCAACACCCTCAAGCCGATGATTACGAACCACAAGGTCTCGATCCGGCGGATGCAGACGAACCTCTACTCGGTCGTCAACACCATGAACTACATCATGACGGCGAACGTGAAGGACGCTATGCCGGTTGGTGAGGAGGATAGCCGTATCTTCCCGATCTTCACCCGGTTCCAGCGGTCAACCGATCTGGACCTGTTCAAGTCTCAGAACCCGCATTACTACGACCGGCTGTTCGCGATCCTCCAGTTTGCGGGTGCGCTCCGGCAGTTCTTCTTGCTGCGGGATATCAGCCCCGACTTCAACCCGAAGGCTCGTGCGCCGAAGTCGAGCTATCGCCGCGAAATGATCCTGCTCAACAAGTCCGAGGAGGTCACGGCGCTGGAAGATACGCTGGAGGCCAGTGACCAGCCCGATTACAGCGAGTTCCTGCTGGACAGCGGCAAGCTCGCCGATCACTTCATGGGCACGGATGCTCTCGCACCCCGGAGCAAGGCCCTGAGCCGCCTCCTGAGCCAATACGGCTTCACGTTGCTCGGTCGCTTCAAGGTCAACGGCGAGAAGCGCCAGTACTGGTCCATGAAGCCGTGGGCGTGGCCCGAGGACGAGATCGCCCGAGGCGATGCCATCCGCGACTACCTCGACCCGGAGGGCTTGTAATGGCCGGGCAAGGGTACAACTTCAACAACGACAAGGGCCGCCGGATCGAGGTCTGGCTGAACGCAATCCGGCGGGATCGCAACTACGCCCGGATCGTGATGGGCCTGCCGCTGATCGAGCCGGTCAGAACGGAGGTTCGTCGGACTGCTGAGCGGCTGGGTCACAGGCCGACGCTAACCAGTCTGGAGGACTGAACCACGGGATACCGGCGCTCTCTGGCCCCGGTTCGTCTGGCTCCGGCTCTAGGCCGACCTCGACCCTGATCCAGTATAGCTCCCGGTTGACAGCGCCCGTGACGGCCTGTAGATGATGGACGCAGAGGGTGTTGCCGCACTCGTGATCGACCTCCATCCCGTCGATCTCCAGCCCGTGAATGAATCGGGCGGCCCAGCGGTGAACGCGCCACGATCTCCCCTCATACCAGAAGCTCCCGTACAACGAGGTCTTGCCCCGGCCACGGGTCTTGCCCCCGATCCAGTTCACGCACCCGGTCGTCGGGTCGAACTCGCACTTGCTCAGGAATCGGTCAAGGGCGGTTCGCAGTAGCGCGGGCCGCCCCCGCCTGTCCCTAGTGACCGCCTGATCTGTGCCCGGAGGTCGGGTAGCAAGGCTATCGCCTGCTCGATCCGGTGCCGGGGCATCTGCTTGAAGTGCGCCTGCGGCTCCGGGACCCCCAGCTTCGCCGCCAGCAGCACGTAGGCCGTCTTGCGTGAGACTAGGCGATCCTCTCGCCAGATCGGATCGAACAGGTCGTGCGCCTTCTGCTTCAAGGCCGGGACCGGAAGCCTCAGAGGTATCTCGGAAGTCCAATCGTCGGCCTCCAGATCAGGCGTACTCGCCGCAGCCACGGCCTACGCGCCCCTTGTCGGTGTCCGTGAACTCCCACCACGGGACCCAGCCGCCGGGGCAATGGAAGCCCCAGTCCCGCTGCCACGGCCCGAGATAGAACAGGGTCGTCACGACCGCCCCCGGCGCAAGGATCAGCCGGTGAGCGTCGGTCGCCTTACGCTGGACGATGCTGCCCGGCCCCCGGCGGAAGATCGCCGTGTCCCGGCTGGCCGGGAACAGGACCTCCTCGTCGTACTCGCCATTGAGAACATAGCTGGTGTTGTCCCAAGGGTGATCGTGATGCACGTCCTTGTCGCTACGGACTATCTGGTGGATGTAGCAGCCGCCCGCCGGGTTCCGGGGCACCACGAACCAGCGGTGCATGTACGGC